TTGTCCGACTTACCGACCAGATCCAACTGGTTCTGGACAAAGATGTAGTGATTCCTGTACTCCAAGCACAAATACAACATATCCTTGCACTGGCTCAGTTAGCAATTCAACTAGTTGCCCAGATACTGGATCACTTGCTGGGGATAGGTGCGGAACATGTTCACAAAGCGGAGGAACAACATACGGTTCATGTAGATCAACATCCCTTACTCCAGTTTGTCCTTCTTGCCCTGGCGGAACTACAAGTTTTGCTAGATATAATTGTACAACTGGAAACTGGCAATGTAGATGTGTTCAGCCTATTAGATATTCTTATTCAGTAAGACAATCAGTCAGTACTACAACTTATTCATATACAGTATCTAGCTCTACAACTACATATTTATGTGATGTTCCAGTTACAGGAAGTGGACAATGTCCAACAAGTCTTCCAGCTTCTGGCAGTGGACCAGGGCAAAGATGTACCGACTGTATATCATACTCATCAACCTCTTATGTATCTTATTACACATTATCTACTGCACAAAGCTCTTATCTTTGTGAAAATTATACTACAGGGCAATCAAGTTGCCCAGGTGCTGGCAGCGGTCCAGGAGAAAGATGTACCGATTGTACTGTTACAACAAGCAACTATTATAAAACAAGGATTGCAGAAATTCAAACAAGATATAAAACTAAAACAAGTACAACATTAACATATAATAATTATAAAACTAGAAAATATTTGGGGGCAGTAGTTAATAAATCTTGGAAAGAAGTAGAGGAAACTACTGGAGATAAATATACTTATAATGCTAATATAAATATATACTCATATTCATCTGGTACATTAACATTAAAATCTTCTGCTATTGTAAGCACATATGCTGCTCAAGCTGGAACTGAATTTAATAGTACTTTATATCCAGATATTACTACAGTTACAGCAGTAACAACTGGTAACTCAATAAATGCAACTGGCTGGGTCGGATCAGAGTTTAATGTGGCATCAAGCACAAATACTGAGACAAAAGGAACGGCAGTAGGTGTAGTGGGCATCCCAGTTACAGAAAATATAGGCACTAAATTAGACAATTTCTCAGCCTAACCGCTGTAGACAAATATACATATATTATGTATAATATATAAAAAAGGAGAATAATGGCAGAAACAAACCAACCAAATTTACCGCCAGTAAAAATTGCATTTATTATTGATGGTGAAGTTGTAGATATTTTGCATACAGACGAAAGATTGGGTGCAATATTTACAAGTAATCCAATTATGAAAAATGTTACTGGCAATCTATACACTGATGAAGGTGGGGTAGTATCAGTAGGCGCTTTATATAATTCAGAAACAGATCAGTTTTCACCAGTACCAGAACCAGAGCCAGAACCAGAGCCAATACCAATTATAGAACCAACGGAGTAAATAATGTCAGAAAAAACACCTTTTCAAATATGGAAAGAAAAAAATGCTGGGGATAAAGTTCGTCCTTGGGATTTATTAAATCCAAAAATTGGAAGAGTAGATGATGAAACATTTAAATATAGATTTGAAAATCATTGTTTAAATTGTCCATCATTAATTAAAGCAACAAAAACTTGTAAAAAATGTGGATGCTTTATGACTGAAAAGGCAAAGTTACCACATGCTAGTTGCCCATTAGGAAAATGGGGAGCAATTACAGGAACTGAGGATGTAATTTAATGGATTTGGAAAAACAAGAAAAAATTGATATTATTAATGTACATTTAAAAAGTGTTGTAAGTAATATTTTTAATATAAATATGTTAATTATTCAAGAATCTGCAGTGACTCCAATTAATCAAGACTCAGTAGATGCTTTAGAATTACAGCTAGAAAATGCATTTGCAAAAAAACAAGCATTACAAAGCGAATTAGAAAAGGTAACAAATGAACCAGGAGAATAAAGCAAGCTTAGTCATTACAGCGTTGCAACAAAGAATAGGTGAATTGGTATCAAATTATGAAACTCAAATTGCAATATTACGTGCAGAGATTACACAACTTGTGGAAAAGGAAAATGCTAAAGATCAAGCAAAAGAAGAATACTCAGAGCATCTTAATAACCTCTCCGACTGATTTCCCTTCAGGAATTGCTGTTAAAACAGACAAGGGTACTTACTGGATTAAAGACGGAAAAAGATACAAGTTGATATCTAAAAGAGCAGAGGAGTCTTGGTCTTTTACTACAGTAAATGCTACAGAGTCTGCCTTATCTTTAATTAAACAGTCTGGTAAATTAGGGTTTAGAGATGGCGCTTTGATTAAGAACATTGCAGATGGTAAAATGTATTTAATATCGCAAAATAAAAAGCGTCATATTGTGAACCCAGATTCATTTTCTAAATATGGACTTAATAGGTCTAATATTGTAGAAGTAAGCGAATCGGAAATAAATTCACATGAACTAGGAGAAAATTTATAATGGCAGCAGAATGGAACGTTGTAACATTTAATGAGGGTGCCCCATTTGACCCAAATGATTTAAATCAATTACAATTAAATTTAACAAATGTTTTCACAAAATCCACAACTCTTTTAAATGCTACAAAGGACTCTAGCGGAACAAGCAGAGTGGCAATTACCGATCAAGGATCGGCTTCAATAGTATTAAAAGGAACAACACCAGCTTCGACAACGGTAACATTTACACCCTCATTTACTGCAGGCACAGATACTGGATTTGTTGCTTCAATGGGACAAGCTTTAACATCAACAACTGGTAATGTATCGGTATCCGCAGTAATAAATTCAGATAAAACGGGTGGAACAATATATGCAGTAAGCAGTAAGGCAACAACTTCAACAATAAATGTTAATTGGATAGCAACACAACTAAAAGATATTAGTGCTTGACAAAGCATATCAATATGTTAAAATATAACATGTTCAATAAAGTCACGAAACCGTGACTTTTTTAATTTAAGGATATTAAATGTCTAATGATTTAAAGTGGATGCTATCATCGGATCAGCAATTTCCATATCAAGATGATAAAATGATTGAGCTTTGGTTTAAGGTTATGAAGTGGTTTAAGCCAGATGTTGTAGACTATCTTGGCGACACAGATGATCAGGCTTGCTACAGTAGATTTACAGAAGGAAAGCCAACAGAGTTTTTAAAGGCATACAAGAATGACGACGTAACAAATGATTTAGAGTTAATGCTAAAAGACATGAAGTTTGAGGCAAGTGGTGCCCGTGAATTTTATGAAAGAACAAGAAAGATGCTTCCCAACGCACAGCTATTCTCAGCGTTAGGAAATCATGATATTAGAATTTTTGATTATTTAGATAAGAAAATTCCTGAATATGCAAAGCATGTTACCCCAGAAGCTTTATGGAGTTTAGATTCATTAGGATATGATTATATTTATTATAATGAATTGCCAAAGAAACGTTTTGGAGATATCCACGTCCATCATGGAATTTCAATTTCAGCAACAGGGTCGGTTAGAAAAGACATGGAAGATTTACAAGTATCTTTAATTAGAGGACATTCTCATAGGATTGCATCTCATTTAGTTACTTATGAATTAAGAAATAAAGGCAAGGGGGAAACTTTGCGTGGATATGAGATTGGTCATATGTGCGATGAAAAGGGACCAGGAATGAAATACACCCAGCATCACGATTGGCAAAAAGGATTTGCCATAGCACATATTGAAGGTGGCAAATATCCACACGTTAACATGATTCACGTATCTCCAGAGTATACTTGTGTTGTTGACGGAAAGTTGTTTACTTTATAATGTGGTGTGCAAAATGCAACGGCAGAGTTTTTGTAGATAGAGTTTTTTCCCAAAAATTGCACGTAGAGCTTTTTTGTCTCCTATGCGGAAAAAGATGGATGATCAATAAAGAAACGAATAGATTTGGAAAATGGTTAGAAAAAAAAGATCGAGAGTACGCAAAAAATTTCTCTATTTCTTCTTAAACAATAAATTACATAAAGTAATTAGATTGTCTAGAGCTAAAGACGAAATTGTTGCATGGTGCTACCCAGATAAAAAAAGGGTAATGTACTCATACTCCGATGCCGAAAAAAATATGGAAACTGCTTATACTATAAAACAAGTTGGTCAAATATTAGGCAGACACAAAGTAACAATTGAAGAATATATTTTGCAGGGTAAAATACAAAAACCTCAAAGAGTATATCCAATAAGCAATCCAAGTAGCAGGTGGTCTAAGTTTATGCTTAGTGAATCTGACATACTTAAATTACATGAGTATATATTAGAAGCTGGTTACACAAAAAATATACCTTCTAAGGCAGAACTAAGGGCACTTCTCAAAAACAACATTATATTGTATACTAAGACCGACTCTGGATTTGTACCAGTATGGAAGGCGGAGTAGTGTCTAGTAGATTTGTTGTATGTGATATTTGCAACAAAGAAATAGAATTACGCTGGGCCATTTTTGGAAGCGATACTTTAAGCAGGCATAGAAAGGCGGAGCATAAATGAAAACAGTAGTTAAAATAGATTTATCATTTACTAGAAATCTTGGTAATTTTGAAAGTATTAAAATTGGAGTTGGAGTAGAAGACTCTGTTAGAGATGGCGAAACTGTTAATGATGCTACTGAAAGAGTATATAAATTTGTTGAAAATAAATTAATAGAAAAAACTCAAGATATAGAAAAAGAGTTAAAGAGTGGCAAATAGCAAAGAGCCCTATATTCTATTAAGCATATATCAAAATATGTATCAAAACAAATATGGCAAGATGCCATCGTTAAATAAATATAGAGAAAAATGGGCAATGCAAGATGTAATTGATAGCGTGGGATATAGTCGTGCAAAAGAGCTGATAGAGTATTATTTTATTACAGGGAAAAATGGACATCCGTTACAATTTTTCTTTTTTAACTTTGATAAAATTGATATAATGGAAAGAGAAATTAAGAAGGATAAAACAAATCGTCGCATTCTTCAAGAAGCAACTAAAAAATTAGTAGAAGGCGAAAACGAATGAATACAGAAGCAACGTTAATATCGGCAGTATGTAAAAACAAAGACATCAGTACATTGCTTGCAGATAACGTTGATGACCTATTTACTTCACATAGAGATATATGGGAAGGCTTAAAGTCATACTATTATAAGTTTAAAGCAGTTCCTGAAATTGGAGTATTGCAAGAAAAGTTTAAAGACCTAGAGCCAGACTTAAATGCAAAAGCTGAAACTGGATATTATTTAGATAAATTAAAAAATGAGTATTTGTCAGCAAGATTAAAAAGCATTATTCTTCAAGGTGGCTCTGCACTAAAAGAAGATGCAGCATCTAGAGTATTGGCAGACATGCAAAGCAAACTTGCTAGTCTTTCTAGATTTACAAACAATGTAAGAGACTTAGATGTCACAGACTTAGATGCAGCAGAAAGACACTTTATGTCTGTTAAAGATAGATCATTAGTAATGGGTGGAAGTCCAGGAATTAAAACAGGGTTTCAAGCAATTGATACAGCATACCCAACTGGCATGGCTCCAGGACATTTAATTGTTGCAATTGGTTGGCCAGGAAAAGGTAAGACATGGTTTACTTCATACCTTGCATGCAAAGCATGGGAGCAAGGATTTAAGCCAATGATTATCTCTCTTGAAATGTCTCCAGAAAATATGCGTGATCGTATTTACACAATGCTTGGATCAGGTTTATTTAAAGCAAGTGATTTATCAAAAGGTGACATTAACATTGATGACTTTAAGTCATGGGGTAAGAAAAAATTTGAAGGTAAAAATAGTTTTGTTTTAGTATCAAATGAGGGAGCAGGAGATGTAACTCCAGCAACTATTCAAGGTAAGATTGATCAGCATAAACCAGATTTAGTTATCTTAGATTATCATCAATTGTTTAATGACAATAAACGAAGTAATTCTGAAGTAGAAAGAAATAGAAACGTATCTCGTGAATTTAAATTATTGGCCGTAACAAACAACATACCAGTCATAGATATTACTGCAGCAACGGCAGATGATATTTCTGATCAAGACAATCCGCCAATGATGAGTCAAGTTGCATGGTCTAAAGCTATTGAATATGATGCTGATATGGCTATGGCTGTTCATAGATATCCAGGAACTAATTTAATTGAAATTGTTTCTAGAAAAAATCGTCATGGTCATGAGTTTGATTTTCATTTAGATTGGGATATTAACAGAGGTATTATCAAAGAATTGTATGATTATGTACCACCACAAACCAATTAAAAGATTTCAAATTGACGTAGAGTTTAAAGATGATTCAGACATCATTAGACTTAAAAATCAATATGAAAATATGTTAACTCATAAAATGAGAGACATTGGGTACTCTAGGATACTTGACATAGACACCGCATTTTCGGTAGAATTTACGGGTACAACTTGGAAGTTTTTAATGACTCTTCATGGAATATATACGGGAAGGCGGAAAGCATGGCAAGCAGAGGGAATAACACAAGGCAAATTAGTTCCACGCAATATGCACCTAACCATATAAAATCAATAGTAAAAGAAATTGGTCTAAGGATAATTAGTGAGTCTAATAATAACCTAGTTGTATATTGTCCATTTCATAACAATACACATAGTCCAAGTTTTTATATTAGCGAAGAAAATGGGGCATGGCTTTGCTTCAATCCAGCCTGTGGAGAAACTGGCAACATAATTCAGCTAATTAAAAAAATTACAAACAAGAATGACTTTGAAGCAATTAGACTAGTCTCTTCAAAAGAATCACAAGCATTAGACGACTTTGATGAAGTTCTAAATAAGATGTTTGAGGATAAACCAGAGTTTATAGAATTTGATAGTAAAAAATTAGAAGATTTATCTTTAGGACTTACATTTAGTAAAGAAGCAAGAGACTACTTTGAATCTCGTGGAATTAACCATAACTCAATGTCTCATTTTAATTTAGGATATTCCGAATCTCAAGGCATGGTAACCGTTCCAGTGCATAGCCCAGACGGCACCCCAGTTGGATTAGTAGGAAGATCTATTACAGAAAAAAGATTTAAGAATAGCACCAACCTTCCCAAAAATAAAACTTTATTTAATATACATCGTGCTAAGAAAATTGGCGATCATGTAATAATTGTAGAATCAAGCTTTGATGCAATCCGTGTGCATCAATCTGGTTTTCCAAACGTGGTTGCCACTCTTGGCGGTCATATGTCACCAGACAACATTAATCTATTAAATAAATATTTTAATAAAATTACAATCATGACGGACGCAGATCAGGCTGGTAGAGAATTAGGAATATCAATTTCTAATAAATTAAAGAATAAAGACATCTTGTGGGCATCTTATACTTATGGTAAGATATATCCTCATGACGCAAAAGATTCAGGAGACATGACCGAAGCAGAAATTCAATCTTGTATCAAGAATGCAGTTTCTGATGTGGAATACAAATCCTGGAATTAATGATATAATAACCGTACAGATGGATATATACCATCACCAAAGGAGATAAAATGAGTATAGTAAAGGGTCTAAAAGACCTAAACAAAGCGTTAGACAAACCTGTATATTCAGGTGGAGAAGACAACAAAGGTCGTTGGTTAAAAATTGAAGACGGAGAAAGCGTAAAGGTTAGATTTCTTCAAGAGTTGGATGCAGATTCTCCCAACTATAATGACAAACTTGGATGCGGATTTATTGCATTAGAGCACACAAACCCAAAAGATTACAGACGTAAAGCTTTAGACACAATGGAAACAGAAGGACGTGACTGGGCTAATGAACAACATCGTAAAGATCCAAAAGCTGGATGGAAAGCCAGAACACGTATTTATATAAATGTATTAGTTGATGATGGAAAGAACGAGCCATACGTTGCAATACTATCTCAAGGAACCAGTGGAAAAACAATTACTCCTACCCTTATTGAGTATGCTGGTGAAATGGGAAGCATTACAAATTTAATGTGGCGTATTAAAAGAAATGGCAGTAAGACAGATACAAGTTATACAATAATCCCGTTAGCAAAAGATGAGACACCTTTTGATTTTGCAGCGCTTGAATTGTTTGATCTTGAAAAAACTGCCGTAAGGCATGTTCCGTATGCAGAGCAAGAAGCTTTTTATATGGGAGATAGCAATAATGAAGAAACTCAAGGCTCATCAGGTAGCGTAGAGTGGTAATTTAATAATCTGGGGGGTGGCTATTGCCATCCCCTATTTTATTTAGTAGAATCAATACATGCAAAATTACGAGATACCAGACCCATTTATGGAGTTTGTTAGAAATAGAAATCTTAAATTATCTGGAGCAATATACGATTATTTTGCTAAAGAGTGGAGTTACAAATGCAGTACTTGCCTAGATGTACTACATGCTCCAAGTAAAAAAACAATAACTAAAACTAGGCTTAGTCACACAAGAAATATTTGTTTAGGCGGATACTAATGAGTTTTACACATCTTCACGTACATAGCTACTACAGCCTTATGGATGGATTAAATTCTCCACTAGAGTTAGCACAGGCTGCAAAAGATGCTGGCCAAACATCTATTGCTATAACAGATCATGGTACACTGTCTTCACATAGAGAAATGCAATTGGCTTGTAAAGAAATTGGCATTAAGCCAATACTTGGCGTAGAAGCATACATATCCCCAACAGATAGATTTGATAGATCTTCAAAAACAGATAAAAGTATTCAGGCATACAATCACATTATTTTATTAGCTAAAAATCAAAACGGTTTAAAGAATATAAACATACTTCAAGAGTTGGCTTGGAACGAAGGATTTTATCACAAGCCTAGAATTGATAGGGAGGTTCTAAAAGAATATGCAGAAGATATTATTGTTCTTTCTGGATGCCTTAATGGCCTTATTAGTAAATGCATTGAAAAGGGAGAATTTGAGGAAGCGGAAAATATACTTAAAGACTTTAAGAAAACTTTTGGCAAAGATTTTTATATTGAGGTTCAATCTCATAACCCCGAAGAAATAAATAGTAAGCTGTTAGAATTAGCGGATAAACTAGATATAAAGCCAGTGGCAACAGGTGATGCTCATTATGCTAAGGGTGAAGATAAAATATTAGAAGAGGCAATGCTTATATTGTCTACATCACCTAAATCAGATAAAGAAGCAGACTTTGAAATGTCTAGAAATATGAATAATATGTTAGATAGATTTAATTATCTTTATCCAGATAGAAGAATATCATTTCAAAATTACAATTTATTTATTCAGAGTAGAGAAGAGATAGAATCTGATTTTAATAAATGTAATATTAAACGAACAGACATTTATGATAATACTATTGAGATATCTGAAAAAATTGGAGAATACGATTTTAACAGGGGTCTAGACCTTTTGCCAGTACCTAAGACAGATGCAGACGAAAAGCTCTCCCAGATGGCCTTTAAAGGCTTAGAAACACTACACCTGACCTCGTCATGGCTAGGAAATGATACATATGAGCAAAGATTAATTGAAGAGTTAGAAATAATTAAAGATAAATCATTTGCTTCGTATTTCCTAGTTGTAGCCGATATGATTAATTGGGCTAAAGAAAATAATATTATGGTTGGTCCTGGACGTGGATCTGCTGCAGGCTCACTAGTATGTTATGCGCTAGGAATTACCGATGTAGATCCAATTGAATATGACCTATTGTTTTTCCGATTTATTAACCCTGAAAGAAATGACTTCCCAGATATTGATACTGACTTTGAAGATCGTCGCCGTAAAGAGGTTAAAGACTATCTTAAAAAGAAATTTAAGCACGTAGCCTCTATTTCAACCTATACTTATTTTAAAGACAAGGGTGTTGTTAGAGACGCTGCTCGTGTATTTATGGTCCCGCTTTCAGATGTTAATCGTGCCATGAAATCAATTGATACATTTGAAGATTTTATAGAGTCTCCTAACACAAAAGAATTTAGAATGAAGTATCCAGAAGTTGTATGGCTTGCAGAAAGATTACGTGGAAAGATTAGAAGCGTTGGAGTTCATGCTGCTGGAGTTGTAGTTGCAAAAGATGATTTAAGAAATTTTGCACCTATTGAATCTCGTGAGGATGCTCAAGATAAAGTTTCAGGAAGAATACCAGTTGTTGCTTACGATATGGATACTGTAGCAGATATTGGTTTAATTAAATTAGATGCTTTGGGTTTAAAAACACTATCGGTAATTTCAGATACAATAAAAGCAGTTAAAGAAAGACACAATAAAGAAATTGTTTTATCTAGTTTACCATTTGATGATAAAGATGTTTATAAAACATTGAGCGAAGGATACACAAAAGGAGTATTCCAAGCTGAAGCAACTCCCTATACAAATCTATTAATTAAAATGGGAGTAGACAAATTTGAAGACCTTGCTGCATCTAACGCTTTAGTTAGACCAGGAGCAATGAATACAGTGGGTGCCTCATACATTAGTAGAAAACATGGACTAGAAGCAGTTAGCTATGTTCATGAAATAATGAAACCTTTTACCGAGAATACATATGGTGTTATCATATATCAAGAGCAGGTTATGCAGGCTTGCGTACATTTAGGTGGTATGTCTTGGTCAGAGGCTGACAAGGTCCGCAAGATTATTGGAAAGAAGAAAGATGCAAAAGAGTTCGACCAGTTCAAGGATCAATTTGTTGATGGGGCTTCAAAACACATTTCTAAAAAGAAAGCGGAATCCCTATGGCATGATTTTGAAGCTCACGCAGGTTATTCTTTTAATCGTAGTCACGCTGTTGCTTATTCCATGCTTAGTTATTATACGGCTTGGCTTAAACATTATTACCCGCTTGAATTTATTTTTTCAATTCTTAAAAACGAAAACGATAAAGACAAAAGAACAGAATATTTAATTGAGGCTAAAAGATTAAATCTTAAAGTATTGCTGCCACACATTAATGAGTCAGATGTATATTTTTCATTAAAAGAAAAAGCAATTCAATTTGGTTTAGCTGAAGTTAAATTTATCTCAGACAGCATTGCAAATAAAATTATAGAAAGAAGGCCATATGCCAATTATTCCGATTTCGTACAAAAAGCCTCTGCGAAAGGCAGCGGGATTAACAGTAGGGCTGTATCTGCTCTTAATGCTATTGGCGGTGCTGCTTTTGAGGACAATCTCAGAGACGGTAAGGAAAAAGAAAACTACTACGAATACTTAGGTATTCCTACATTTAATTTAGAATCAATACCACCAAGAATTAAAGCTCAAGCAAAACCAATTCAAGATTTTGATGATTTAGGATCATTCCCAATGTTTGGAATGGTTAAAAGTATTAAGCGTGGTACTGGGTGGGCAAGAGTAGAATTAGTAGATGAAACTGGATCAATAGGTTTATTCCATAATGAGCAGACGCAAATTGAAACAGGGCAGATGTATTTTATTCTTGTTGGAGATAATCGTATTGCAAGGTATATTAAAGTAAATGATATAGATCCAAATGGGTCAGATCTTTTTGTAGACTATTTATATAGAAAAGAATATGATTTAGAAGATGACGAACAATTAGTTATTAACTTTAATCCATATAAAACTAAAGCTGGCAAAACAATGGCGCATATTGTTATGACAGATAAAAACAAACAGCTCACACGAGCAATAGCATTCCCAGCAATGTATGCTAAGGTGTTAGCAAGAATGCGTGAAGGAATGAAAAGCAAACCCGTTCTATCAAAATTAGAAGATGGAACCCTAATGATAAAGGAAATAAAATGACACAAAATCCAAATGAAATATTTCAATCTATGAATATTACAAAAATTTTATTAGCTATTTTAGAAAATCAAAAAGTAGTTAATGTGCCAATTGATGTTTTTATTAATGCTGGTAATGAAGAAAAGGGTTTAAATGTTGAATACAATGAAGAAACAAAAGAATTTGTATTTCAATTAAAGGAGAAAATTGAACAACCGACTGATAATCAGGATGTTGCTACAGAATCAAATTGATGATCCTTTGACTCCTATTTTAAATAATAGATCAAATGACTTTTGCTATAAAGAAGTAAATCCTTATTTTAATGATATAATAAGTATACGTAGAGAGAAGATCAATGACAATTTTAATAGATGATATATTATCAAAATTAGATCCAAAAACAAGAGCAAGAGTACAGTCAGCACAAGATATAAAAGTAGAAAAACAACTAACACCAAGCATTGGTCTTAATATGGCGTTAAAAGGTGGACTAGGTTTTGGCAGACAGGTATTGGTTTGGGGCAATAAGTCTGCTGGTAAATCTTCGTTTTGTTTACAAATGATTGCTATGGCTCAAAAAGAAGGCAAGTCTTGTGCTTGGATTGACGCAGAAGCATCATATGACCAGTCGTGGGCAGAAAAACTTGGAGTAGACTCATCTAAATTAATATACTCATCCGCAAAAACGGTAAATGATATGGTAGATGTTGCAACAAAATTAATGGAAGCAGAAGTTGATATTATTGTTGTGGACTCCATATCAGCATTGCTGCCAGCAATTTATTTTGAAAAAGATGGAAATGAATTAAAAGATTTGCAGGATACAAAACAAATAGGCGCAGAAGCAAAAGATATGACACATGCAGTTAAGATGTTAAATTATGCTAATAAAAATACATTACTTGTTTTAATTTCTCAACAAAGAAATCAATTTGGATCCATGCATGCTTCACATATACCAACAGGAGGAATGGCAGTAAAATTCTTTTCTTCTACTGTTATTAAGCTTTGGTCTTCTGAAGCTGAGGCTAACGCTATTAAAGACGGCGTCAAAGTTGGAGATAAAGTTATTGAACAAAGAGTTGGAAGACCAGTTAATTGGATTATTGATTATAATAAACTTGGTCCGCCAAATTTGTCTGGACAATATGATTTTTATTACCAAGGAGAAACTTTAGGAGTAGATCAAGTAGGAGAATCTTTAGATGTTGCAGAAATGTGTGGCATTGTAGAAAAAGGTGGCGCTTGGTATACAGTTAATGGAGAAAGATTTCAAGGTCGTGCTAAAGCAGTTGCGTATTTAAAAGAAAATCCAAAGGTTGTTGATAAACTAGTTAAGGATATAGATGCCAAATCTTAAAGAGTTTTTTGATAAACCTGAAATTTTACAAAAAAACGGAGTTGAAGAAATACCTGGAACAAAGCCATGTTCTAAGTGTGATAAAGATGCAGAAAAAGCATTTTGGGATCCAGCAACATTTACTATTTCTTGGAAATGTCCAGATGGACATGACAATCAATTTAAGGTTAATGGCTAATGTCGGAAAGATCAGAGGCTAAAAGAGATGGCGCAAGACAACAAAAAAATAGTGGACGTGGTGATTATCAAAAAGGTGACGCTCAATGGAAAAATTTTGTGGTGGATTATAAAGAGTACGAAAAATCAATCTCTATTTCAAAAAGTATTTGGGCTAAGATATGTACAGATACTTTTAAAGTTAGTAGGGATAAGAATCCAGTACTCAAACTCATCCTTGGCCCATCTAGTAGCAAAATCAGGCTAGCAGTAATTGAATGGGCTTTGCTAGAACAATTAGTAGAATGCTGGGAGGATAAAAATGGGAAGCAATAATAAAATACCTTTTAATAAAACAATTATTAAAAATGGTAGAATTATAAGACTTAGAAAAGATGGCACTATTAAAGCCGATCTTGGTCCATATAAAGTAAAAAAGGATAAATAGTGGAAGATAAAAATACATTAGAGTTAATTAATTCTATTACTGAGTTTAACGATCTTCATGAGTACATGAATGATGAACAGTTAGATAAAGCGTTGGCTATTGTAGTAAAGTTATTAATGAACCCAGATGTTCCATCTGCTAAAGCACCATATTTAATTATAGAGCTTCAAGCTATGTCAACTAAATTTTCTATGATGGCGTCAGTATATTCTACTATTGCAAAAGATAAAGCAGGAACTGTAAATAACAATAAGAAAAATATTTATTATTCAGCAAAAGAGTCTATAGACAAACTTGTAGATGCACTTAAGTATGTCGTTAGGTATAGCTCATAATGGGTAGAGATATAGTAAAAAATCTTAAATTTAAAAAACATACGGGAAAGCATTTTGACCCAGAACGATTTGCACAATTGCTTGATGAATCATATAGAAATACAAAACGTGCTGATGGAGAAATGACAAAGAAGTCTTTTAGTCCAAGTTCTTTAGGGTATGGTCATGGAACTTGCCCAAGATATTGGTACATGGCTTTTTCTGGCGCAATGTTTATTGACGACAACGATGCTGTTGCAGTTGCCAACATGGCACAAGGTACGCAAGCCCATGAAAGACTACAAAATTTAATTAAAACAATGCCAGAATGGAGAGCGGAAGAAGAAGAGATAGTAAATGAATATCCTCCAATCCGTGGCTTTATAGATTTAATTATGGAATACGATAATGAAACAGTAATTGGTGAAATTAAAACTGCCAAACAAGAGGTTTGGGATGGAAGACAATCAGAGATGAAGCCGACTGCAAATCATTTGCTTCAACTGTTAACTTATATGAAATTAAAAAATGCTAAAGAAGGATTCTTTTTGTATGAAAACAAAAACACCCAAGAGCTTATAGTAATACCAGTTTCAATGAATGAAAAAAATACTAAAATTATTGAAGATACTTTTTTATGGATGCGTGAGGTTTGGGATAATTTTAAAGACGGAGACCTACCAATGCGCCCAAAGGGATCATCTAAATCTAAAATGCCTTGTACCTATTGTCCAATTAAAAAGGAATGTTACTCAGGCCTAATAGGAACAGTACAGATAGATCAATATGAGGTTCCTAAAATATGATCTGTTTAAATAAAGAATGTAATAAAGACTTCAATCCAAAAACACATAATCAAAAATATTGTACTGATGAATGCTGCAGGATTGCAACCAACAAAAGAATTATGGAAAAATATTACGAAAAAAAAGCTATTAAAAATGGTGCGGTTAGATCTTGTAAACATTGTAAAACAAAACTAAGTAGATATAATCAAAATGATATTTGTGCTACATGTGAAAAAAATATAACATATGAAAGTAAAAAAATGATATGGGGTATATTAGGTGAACTTAGCTAGCCTAGTTAAAACAAAAGCATATCGTGTACTAGGCATAGATGCCTCTACTACTTCAGTTGCGTTTTGTTTAATGGAAAATAATATTCCTTTAAAATGGGGAAAAATTGAATTATCTGGTGCAGACATATACGAAAAAATACATGATGCAAAGATTAAAGTAGCAGCAATGTTAGATAATTTAAAGTCAGATTATATCGTAGTAGAAGGAGCAATCCTTGTCAGATCACCTGATGCTGTGATAAAATTATCATATGTATATGGAGTTGTTATTGCTGAGCTTATGTCTACTGGCGCTAAGGTTATTACTATTAGCCCATCCTCGTGGCAGGCGTTCATTGGCAACAAAAATCCAACGAAAGATGAAAAGTCTGAAATAAGATTAAAAAATCCTGGTTATGCAGAATCTTGGTATAAAAACCAATTACGAAATATGCGTAAACAAAGAACTGTAGATTATTTTAATAATAAATATAAATTATTATTAACAGATTTTGACGTAGCAGATGCATTTGGCATCGCACATTATTCAAATGAGGTGTTAACTAAACGATGAGCGAAAGAACACAAACAAATAATAACTTTAATTTAGAATATGGAGATAGCGATCAAGAAAACTTTATAATTAAAATTTTAAATAAAAAAATAAATGGTTATTATGTAGAGTTAGGTGCAAATCATCCAATAGAAGGAAGTAATACCTATTACTTAGAAAAAGAATTTAAATGGAATGGTCTATCCCTCGAGATATTACCAAAATACCAACTACTACATGCTGATGTCAGAATAAATCCATGCCTTTTAGAAGATGCAAGAAAATTTGACTATAAAAAATATTTTGTTGAAAACAATTTTCCAAATCAAATAGACTTTCTTCAAATAGATATTGATGCTGGTTTTGATAAAAATGCAAAACAATTAGGAGATAATGCAAGTTCATTGCATGGATTAATTCAAATTCCATTAAATGAATATAGATTTACTGTTATAACGTATGAGCATGAAGCCCTAAATGATTTTAAAAAAAATTCGGAAAGAGATGCTCAAAGAGAAATACTGGATTCATATGGATATGCACTAGTAGTAAGAAACTGGCATGAAGATTGGTGGATAGACCCAAATGTTATACCATATAATCAATTTAAACATTTTTATAAAATGGCAGCTCCATGAAGCTATATCAAAGCAAAGACTGGCTATATCGTAGATATATTATTCAAAAGAAAACAGTTACTGAAATTGCTATAGAGTGCAGTGTTTCTGCTATGACAATACAAAGATACTTAGACCAGTTTGGTTTAATTAAAAGGAGATAATATGAGTATAGAAAAAAAGATCTGGCAGACTTACGAAACAATTTTTGATGAATTGCCAATTTACGCTAAAGAAAGCGTAGGGACATGGACTCATCAAAATCCAGGATGGGCTTATGGCTACATGAGTGGACAAGACAGGGAAAACTTCTTTAAGGAACACTTCGACTCAAAAACATATGAGACCTATGTAAATCTGCCTTTAGGAGTAATGAAAGCTGGCTTATGGAGATTTGCTATTCTTTATATTCACGGTGGGATATATACAGACATGGACACACACTGCAAGACTCCAGTAGATACTTGGTTAAGCCCTGAATACGATATGATTTTAGATATCGAAAGGGATACCCCATGGCTAGCAACTCAAACAATTGCCGCTAAAGCTGGGCATCCGCTATTAAAAGCAGCTATAGACCTTTGTGTTGAAAGATGTTCTGAAGGAATTACTCAACATAATCATATGGTTCATTACTATACTGATGTTCAAATGTTTACAGATGCACTATATAAAAAATTAGGAGTTGAGCCTTATCAAAAACATATCAATGAGTGGGCCCCAGAACTTATGGAAATGGATTTTCTAAAAGAAAATAAAGTAAAAATTCTTTGTGGAGAAGAAGCCAGAAGGCTATTAGATAAAGATGTAGTCCATCTTTATTGGGGAGATGACAGAGAAGCAGGATGGATTGCTTGGAAAAAAGATCCTCGTGTAAATGAATCTTATCCTAATGGATTTAATCCTCATGAATGGGAAAAGGAATGAGTGTTATAGGAGTATTGCCAGCATCTGGAAAAGCTTCTAGAATTGGTGGCATTCCTAAATTTTGTTTACCTATATCAGATGAAAGATCTCTTTTACAATGGCACGTAGAGCAAATGCTTGAAGTGTGTGATGAGGTTAGGGTCTCCACAAGAGCTGAGTGGGTTCCAATTATTCAAAATATGGACATGAATATTAAACTAATTGTTCGTGAGCCTACAACAATGTCAGATGCGGTAAAGTTTATGGTGGGAGAGTATAACGATACAGTGCTTATTGGAATGCCAGACACATATATATTAAACGCACCTGGAAATATATACAGACCTTTATTTAAAGATAATACCGCCGACCTTATTCTAGGAATTTGGGAATGCGGAGAAGTGTTAAAGGGACGTGTCGGTCAAGTTTTAGTATCCCAAGATAAAGTAATTGGTTCAGAAGATAAGGTAGATAATTGTGACTACCCAGATATGTGGGGCACCATGCTATTCCGAAAGAATATGATAAGATACATAGATACAACACTAGATCATCCAGGAAAACAATTAAAGGAATGGATATCTAAGGGTTCTAATATTAAGGCGGTAAGACCAGGCGGACAGTATATGGATATTGGAACGCTAAGAGGATTAAAACAATTATATAAAGAAATGGATGCGTAATGTTAAATGAAGTCATTAGTTACTGGAGGTGCTGGATTTATAGGGTCTCATATTGTTGATAGGTTACTAGATCTAGGGCATGAGGTTGTATGCATAGATAATGAAAGTGCTGTATCAAATGAAAAGTTCTATTGGAATAACGAAGCAAATAACTATAAATATGATATATGCGATTATAATTTAATTGAACCATTGTTTAAAAATGTAGACTGTGTATTCCATTTAGCTTCAGATGCTAGAATTCAAATTGCTATACAAAATCCAAGAAAATCAATGCACATTAATGCTGTTGGAACATTTAATATTTTAGAGGCATCTAGAGAAAACAATGTAAAACGTGTTATATATTCAAGCACATCATCTTCATATGGCAAAAAAAATACTTTACCAAATATTGAATCTCAAAATCCAGACCCATTAACCACCTATTCATCAGCTAAAATATTTGGAGAAAACTTAATGAAGGTGTATTTTAATTTGTATGGGCTAGAAACTATTTCTTTAAGATATTTTAATGTGTACGGAGAAAGGCATCCATTAAAAGGACAGTATGCTCCAGTAGTTGGTTTATTTTTAAAACAATTTAAAGAAGGATTACCATTAACTATAGTTGGAGATGGAACTCAAAAAAGAGATTTTACATATATTAAAGATGCAGTAGAGGCTAATATATTAGCAGCTAACTCTGACAATCAATCTATATTTGGGGAAACATATAATATTGGTACTGGTAAAAATATATCTATATTAGATATTGCCAAAACTATATGCAATAATGTACAATACATAGAAGATAGGCCAGGTGAAGTTAAAGAGACGTTGGCGGATAACAACAAAGCAAAAAATGATTTTGGCTGGGAACCAAAACATGAACTATTAGAATGGATCTATAATGCTAAAGCCAGTATTTAAAGATGTAAAAGAATTTAGATATGAAGACCTATACTTACATGCAGTCAGTGCCCCAGCGGGAAATAAAATATTAAATTCTTGTTTAGAAATTGCTCAAATGTTAATTGAAAAAAATATATCCTATGGCAATTCAGCCCTAGAGCCAATTAGAATATTTTCAACGGCGGACTCAACAGAACAATTAAAGGTAAGAATTGATGATAAATTAAATAGGGTAAAGAATAATAAAGGATTTGCTGGAGATAATGATATAGATGACCTAATAGGCTATCTAATATTATATAAAATAGCCAAATCTAATTGACTTTTTAGTCAACTAGAATTATAATACACATATATGGAAATTGAATTATCAGATCATTTTGATCGCATGAATAAAGTTGTTGCCGAACTTTTAAAGGGCAATAATCCGACCCAGATTGCCTCTCTGACGGGCTATAAGCGGTCAGACGTAGTAGAACTTATAGACGAGTGGAAAACTGTCGTATACAACGATACAAGCTCTAAGGAACGGGCCAAAGAGGCTATCTCAGGAGCTGATCAACATTACTCTATGTTAATTAAAGAGGCATGGAAAACAGTGGAAGATGCAGATCAGGCAGGTCAATTAAATGTTAAGGCTAACGCTCTTAAATTGATTTCAGATATTGAAACAAAAAGAATTACTATGCTTAAAGAAGTTGGTTTATTAGATAATGCCGAAATGGCAGCACAAATTGCAGAAACAGAGCACAAGCAAGACATTCTGGTTAAAATATTAAAAGAGGTTACAGCCTCTTGTCCAAAATGTAAAATGGATGTAGCAAGAAGGCTATCACAAATTACAGGAATTGTAGAACCAGTTGTAATAAATTCTGAAGAGGTAGTCTAATGTTTGATAAAACCAATTTTGAAAAACTTGGAGAAGACATATACGTATATCATAATTTTGCAACAGATAATGAATGCGATAGGATTATACATTACTCTAATTTAATAGAAGAAGATCTCTGGCACGACAATTTTAGTTTCTATACATCAGATATTTCTATAACTACAATTTCTGAAATAAAAAAAAGATTAAGCTATCTTTTAAATGATAATATTTTTTTAAATGAAAATAATGGATTAATAAGAATGCAAAAAGGGCAGTCGTGGGGCCTGCATTCAGATAATCACGACTTTTTACAATTAAGAGAAAAGGCGTCTTTATACAAAGAAGGTGATGTTTTTCATTTTGAAAAAAATAATTTGTATGGATTAATAATATATTTTAATGATTTTGAAGGTGGTGAAGTTTATTATCCAAATCAAAATATAGAATATAAACCTAAAAAAGGAGATTTGCTTATACACAGCGCAGAAGAACATTGTTTGCATGGGGTAAAAGAAGTAAAAAGTAAAGTGAGGTACTCACATTCAAGCAATCTGTATAATTATATAAAAGTTCCAAGGAAATACAATGTCATTTAACTTTTCCGATATAATAGATATTTTAGATAATGAAGAGTTTGAAGAAAGACCAGTAGACCTACAAACTTTTGTTACAAACCCTAATTACTTAGCCTTACCACCACTTTCAAATTATCAATATACACTAATTGAAAAGTCATCTCAAATATATAAAGAGTCTACATTAATTAAATTATTTGGAGAAGAAGAAGGCTCTAGAATATTTAAGCAAACAGCCAACGAAGTAATTGCTCAACTTGGCAAAGGTTCTGGCAAAGACTACTGCTCAACAATTGCAACAGCTTATATTGTGTATTTGTTATTATGCCTGAAGGACCCAGCGTCATATTATGGGAAACCACCAGGAGATGCAATCGATATTTTAAATATTGCTATTAACGCACAACAAGCAAACAATGTTTTCTTTAAAGGTTTTAAGACACGTATTGAAAAGTCTCCATGGTTTACTGGAAAATACACAGACAAAGCTTCTGAAATGAAATTTGATAAATCTATTACAGTTCATTCTGGTCACTCTGAGCGTGAAGCTTGGGAAGGGTATAACGTTATTGTTGTTATCCTTGATGAGATTTCAGGTTTTGCTACAGAGAATACAACTGGACATGATCAAGCTAAAACTGCAGATGCTATATACGAAATGTACAGAGCATCAGTAGACTCACGTTTCCCAGATTTTGGCAAAGTAATATTACTTTCTTTTCCAAGATTTAAAAATGATCCAATACAAAAATTTTACGAATCTGTTATTGCTGAAAAAGAAACTATAGTAAGAAGCCATAATTTTAAAATGGATCTCGATCTCCCAGACGGAACTGAAGGTAATGAGTTTGTAGTTGAATGGGAAGAAGACCATATTCTTTCTTATTCTATTCCAAAAGTATATGCATTAAAACGTCCGACCTGGGAAATTAATCCAACTAGAAGCATTGATGATTTTAAAGTAGCATTTTATAAAAACTCTATGGATGCATTAGGAAGGTTTGCTTGCATGCCGTCAGACGCAGTAGATGCATTTTTTAAATCAAGAGAAAAAATAGAAACAGCATTTAATAACACAGCAGTTGCTATTGATCAATTTGGAAGATTTGAAAATTGGTTCGCACCAGACCCAGATAAAGAATATTTTATACACGTAGACCTTGCACAAAAGCATGACCATTGTGCAGTTTCTTTAGCACATGTTCAAAAATGGGTTAATGTAAAAGTAAGTGATACTTATACACAGCCAGCACCAATAGTAGAAGTAGATGCAGTAAGATTTTGGACCCCAACACCAGATAAGTCTGTAGACTTTACAGAAGTAAAAGATTACATATTGTCTTTAAGAACAAAAGGATTTAAAATAAGACTATGTACTTTTGACAGATGGAATTCTCACGATATGATGCAACAACTAAAACAATACGGCATCAATACAGAAATTCTATCTGTCGCTAAAAAACACTACGACGATATGGCGATGATAGTTTTAGAAGAAAGACTAAAAGGGCCACACATTCCTTTACTTATAGATGAATTATTGCAATTAAAAATTATGAGAGATAAGGTAGACCACCCAAGAAAAGGATCAAAAGACTTGGCAGATGCTGTCTGTGGATCAATATTTAATGCAATACGTGGAACTAGATTTGATTCAAATGAAGAAATTAACATACACACATACGAATCAATGTCTTATGATAATGATTTTAGTAAGGATAACCCAGACGTATCTTCAGTAAATATGATAAGGGCACCAAGAATGCCAAATGAACTTAAAGACGCAATGGATAGGATGATGGTAATATGAGTATATATCAAGAAAAAGCTAAAGAGTGTAAATGTTGTGGAAAACATGTTCCTCTACCAACAGTTTTAAAAGAGTATAATGGTCTTATGATTTGTCCAACAACATTTTCAAATATAATAGAGTATACAAGAATATGGAATGCAATTGGATCAAGACCACCTGGAAATGTTAGAAAGCATTTTTCTGAGTATGTCCAGCAAATTGTAGAAGCAAATATTTCTGGGGGTAAAAATGCTATCTAAATTTATTAAAAATGGATATAGTGCTAGATATGTAATAGATGAAGTAATATTAGTAGATGATTTTTTAAAAAAAGAAGAAATAGAAACTTTGCTTAAAGTTGCTGAATCTACTGATGATGATGGGTGGAGAGTAGAGTATTTAGCAAATTTAAAAAGATTTTGTTTAACAAAATTTGGTAGAGATGATGTAGATAATTTAGTTAAAGAGGGCAAATTTGAAGTAACAGATAATTGGGCAGATAAAATAATAAGTACAAACTCTTTAGATGAAAGACATGTAATTACTCAAAGACTTAAAGATATTTTAAAAGATTTTCCAGAGCTAGATATCCCAGGATTTGGAAGTATTCAAAGACAATATGATGGGGTTCCATTAAAAGAACATACAGATGTACACACAGATCCATCAATACAATATGCATCTATTATTTATTTAAATGATAACTATAATGGTGGAGAATTTTATTTTGTGCACAAAGAATTTCAAATAAAGCCAAAACCTGGTTCACTTTTAATATTTCCTGGAACAGAAGAATTTAGGCATGGAGTAAAAGCACCAGAGGCTGGCCCAATGAGATATGTTTTGCCTGGATTTATTCATACAAAAGATTTTTATAAGCATAATAAATTTTAAGCTATTGACCTACTCAGATATAATATATATAATATATTAATTATGAGCAACAGTAGCTTAGTTGGTTAAAGCCCCGAACTCATAATTCGGTAATCGTAGGTTCAAGTCCTACCTGTTGCACAAGGAGATGCTGTGGAAGAGTCTGAAGATAATGATCTATTTAATTACTATATGGAAATTGGCGCAATAGAATTGTCTGGTATAGATGAATCTGGAGAAATAGTTTTTAAAGTTACAGATACGGCAAAAGATATGGCACCAGAGTTATGGAAAGCACATACCGATTACGTAGATGATACATTACTAGAATTGTACAGCAAGGATTTGATATCTGTAGAGTACGATGAAAATTTACAAGCAACAATTAGTTTAACGGAAGAAGCTCAAAGAATCATTGAAGACAAAGGGATTATGCCACTTGAATAATATGGTACAATATATATAGGTCGCCGAATGGGACCTAATTTAACTTATTCGCTTGAAGGAGGAATAAAATGGTAACAACATTCCCTATGGATCTTTTTAATGATCCATTTTTTATTGGTTTTGGGAGAAACCTAGAACGAATCACATCTAATAAAGATCTATTTGCAACTAACTATCCGCCACATAATTTAATTAAAATTGATGAGGATAATTTTAGAATTGAACTTGCAGTCGCAGGATTTTCTAAACAAGATATTTCAATAGATCTATTACAAAATGAACTTAGGGTATTCGGAGATAAAGAAGAAACTGAAAATAATTCTTTTGTACATAAAGGAATTGCATCACGTAATTTTCAAAAATTTTTTGCTCTTGGAGAATACATTGAAGTTGTTGAGGCTGAAATGAAAGATGGCCTACTTGTGATTTCTTTAAAGAGAAATACTCCAGAAGCCCAAAAGCCAAAGACAATCAAAATAAAATAAGATATAATAGAAGTCTGCACCCCGTCACTGGGGAGTCGCAGGCTGTTCGGGTTGCTACCCGAAGGATACACCTGAGCATGTGTATAAACTGCTCTCTAACATTAAGGAACTATGTTTAACTTTCATTGGCTTGCTAGAGAAAACTATTCTATAAAAAATTTAATTGAATTGTCTAATGAACTAGAATCAGTGGGATACTATTCTGTTTTATTAACATATAACTCAAAAACACCAGATTCTTTTATTAAAATTCCACATATTATTAATAAAACTCATAAACTTAAATATATGATTGCAATAAGGCCACACGCAATAAGTCCAGAGTATTTAAAAATGCAGTGTGATGGATTTTATGAAATACAGCCAAATAGATTAATTATAAATTTTGTAGCTGGAGATTTACTTCAAGATGAAGATGTGCCAATTCCAACTGTAGATAGAATTAATAGTTTTATGGATTTAGAATCAAGAAGAAATCATTTAAATATTTTTTTAGAAATATTTAAAAGCTTGCCAGGTGAAAAACCAGAAATAGCGGTTAGCGGATCTTCTGACCAGATACTAAATTCAGCCGAGCAACACTCAGATATTTTAATAACTGAGCTATCTCAATATATAAACAAAGGACTATCAAGTAAAAATATAAACAAAACGGTAGTTAAAATTAATGTATGCATTAGAGATACTCAAAAAGAAATAGATGAAATTATTAAAAATAAAACAATTCAAGGTCTAGACCCCGAATATTCTGGAACTAAAGATAAAGTTATGTCAAGTATATTAAAACTGCAAAATATTGGAATAAAGGATATAATGGTATCTGCAGGATTTGGAGATTTACAAAAATATAGAATACATGATTTGGTAAAAACAATAAAGGAGATAAAGTAATGTTTGAATATTATGTTAAAAAGGTAAGTAAAGTTGTTGACGGAGACACTATTGATGTAGATATTGATCTTGGTTTTAATATATCATTTAGCTCAAGAGTAAGGTTAGCAGGAATCGATACTCCTGAAAGCCGCACCACAGACAAAATAGAAAAAGCGTTAGGTCTTGAATCTAAAGAATATTTAAAGAAAGCAATTGATTCCTCTAAAACTGTTGTAATTAAAACAGAAAAAATGGACTCATCAGAAAAGTATGGACGCATCCTTGGATGGGTATTTTTAGACGGATCAGAAGTTTCAATAAATCAAAAAATGATTAACGAAGGATATGCTTGGGGATACATGGGGGAGACTAAAGTAAAAGATTTTGATGCTTTAGCAAAACAAAGAGCAAAGAAGAAGTAAATGCCAATATATGAATACTCATGTGTAACATGTGACAAATCATTAGAGATTACTCGAAAGTTTGATGAAACAGAAGTTGTACCACCTTGCCCTTCTTGCGGATATGGAATGGTAAGATCATATGGAACAGTTGGAATACAATTCAAAGGAAATGGTTTTTACAAAACAGATAATCCTAAGTAACTAAGACTATTTAAATAAACAAACATGATATAATCTCTATGTAACAAAAATTTTGTTACTTGGAGATCCAATTGCATAGAAAGTTAAAACTATTTTTAGCTAGCCTTTTTGTAACAGGTTGGCTATTTTTTATTGGTCCAAGTTATGCGTGGGCTACAGATAATGGCGGACAAGAACAAGTTGTTGTAAGTCCTGCACAACAAGCAGTTAATTCAGCCCTCGCAACAGCCACCACAGAAGTTCAACAGGCTATTGCAGCCACGGACACTGCCACTGCCACAATAGTAACAGCGGTTGCTGAAAGAGTAGAAGCTCAAGAAGCGGTAAACATAGTAACAGCCGCAGTAACAGTAGCGCAATCAAATGTAGCTTTAGTAGACACCGCCACTGCTACAGTTAATAACATAAATTTAGCCGTCACACCAATAGATCAAAGTTCGCAGATAATTGCAGATGCAAAAAATACAATTACAACAGCACAAACTTCTATAAATAATATTGACACATCAACTGCACAGGTACAAATATCTGAAGCCGTAGTTGCAAAAACAGAAGCAGTTACAGCACAAGCAACTGCACAAACAGAATTAACACAGGCAAACCTTGCTATTGATGCTGCTCAAACAGCAGTCAATAATTTACAAGCCACTATTGGAACTAGCACAAATGTTTTGGCTGGAGTAGATGATGCTGGTGTTCAAATGAATCTTCCGTTCGGAATGCAAATGGGTGGAACTGTTTACAACAATGTATTCGTTGGATCAAATGCAACAATAACATTTGGAACAAATGAAGGATGGGTTTATCATACAACTCCAGGAGCACCTTCAGTATCTATTGCTGGATGGGACTGGACTACTTGGAGTACAGGAACTGGAATTACATATTCAACTACTGGAACAAGTTTAGATATTGCTTGGGATTTAAGACCATTTCCACAACAAGATGCTTCTACTCAAATGGTTCAGGTAAGATTTAATGCTGATGTAAATCCAAATGATGGTGCATGGATGGCAAATGTAACTGCTAATGGACCAATACCAGATCAAGCGAGATTTAATGTTAGAGAAACAACTAACGGTGCACTCATTCCAATTACAGATACTAATGTTGGAGCAGGTTTTGCTGGACAAATAAGTCAAGGTGCAGCATTTACTCCGTATGTAGACCCAAATACAGAAACAGTTCAGGCAGCGGTTGACTCAGCAAATGCAACTATTGCACAATTAAACTCAAGCCTTACTCCAGTAGTTGCTCAAAATACTACAAACACATCTAATATAAATGCTATTAATACAACATCTTTAACTAATACCGTAAACTCAGCGGTATCAACAAAGACTTCTTTACAGTCAACATTAAACACTAAAGCAGGACAACTTGTCTCTGCTATTAATAACAACATTCCAACACCTGCCCCAATAATATCTCAAGCAGTAGTAGATGGATCAACAGTAACTGTTATGCCAGAATTACCATCTGGATATACACCAAACACATGGTTCTATCAAGTAGTAACTGAAGATGAAAATGCAGAAAATCCATATGAAGGACAAACATTAAACACAGACGGAGCGCCAGAATTTATTCAATTAACTGGATTAACAGAAGGTGCTTCATATACAATTAGAATTGCAAACTGGTCTGGTCCAGTAAGTCAGTATGTTGAAACTATTATTACAATTCCACAAGAAGAAATAATTAGTGTGCCGTCACAGCCATCTTACATAACACCAATAGAGCCAATCATTGATGAACCTGTTATACAAGAACCAATCATTGATGAACCTATTATAGAAGAACCAATTATTGATGAACCTGTTATAGAAGAACCAATTATTGATGAACCTGTTATAGAAGAACCTATTATTGAGGAACCTATTATTGAAGAGCCATCTAACGAAGAAATTTCTGTTAGCGAAGAAGCAGAAATTGTATTTGAAGAAAGCGAAGCCTCTATTGAAGACATATCCGAAAGCGGTGCAAACCTTTCCGTAGAAGATGTTCAAGAAATTATTACTGATTTAATTAGCGATAGCGATTTAGATGCATTTGAAGTTTCTGCAGTGCTAGAAGCAATTGCTGAAGGCGGAGAGGTGTCTGCAGAAATCGCTGCTGAAGTATCTGAATCTTTATCGGAGGGTGGGCTGACAGAAGCAGAAGCAGAATTTATTACAGAAATGCTTTCTGCAGATGGAGAAATAACAACTGCAGAAGTTGTTAATTTATCTGAAGCCTTATCTGAAGACGGTAAATTTACTTTAGTAGAAAAAGATTTAGTTGCAGATGTACTGGTAACTTCAGCAGAAGGAGCACCTGTAACTGCTGCCAACATAGAAGCAGCGGGACTTGAATATCGTGATCTTCCCCCAACAATTCCAGTAGAGGTAAGAGAAGACGCTAATGGTAATCCAGTAGTTATTCAAGCAGAAGTTGCTTCCGCATTACTTGTTTTAGAAAGCCCAGCAGCAATAGCAAATGCAATTGCTACTTGTTTTAATCCAGAAGAGGCAATTGAAGGTTTAACAGAAGAGCAAAAATGTGAATTAGGCAAAGCACTACTTAACATGGGTGCCGATATGTCTATTCCAGAACGTGAAAAAGCAGAAGATATCGTAGTAGTAACAATAATAGCTGGCCAGATAGTTCTTGGCACAGCATATAGAAGGAAGGTATAATAAGAATATGAAATGGTTAAAAAAATGGAGCCTAGCCGCTCTAAATGAAAACTTTACATTCCTTGGATTTTTTGTAGCCTGGGTAGTATTAGAAGGTAGCGCAAAAACCGTTGTAGGTTATGTAACCCTAGCCTCAGTAGCCTTATGGTTTATGACTATAGGAATTAGAGAAAAGGCTGAAAAAGAAGAATAGTCCTTGTAGTAATAAATTTGCTATAATAGGAATATGAAAAAATTAAAAGCTATTGTTTTATCTAGCCTATTAATGCTATCATTAACAGGTTGTGGATATGATGGGCATTTTAGATACCCCTGTCAAGATCCAGCAAATTGGGAAAAAACAGAATGCAAACCACCAGTCTGTACGGCCAACGGGGCATGTCCAGAAGATTTAGTAAGCCGAGAAGAGATAGAAGGAACACAAAATGGCTAAAGAAAGATTATCGCCTCAAGATTTAGATGCAAGATTAAAGTTTATTCTAGGAATTACTTTAGGATCAATTTTATTTATAACTTCAACAGGCATTATGTATGCTTTAATATTTGTTACACAACCAATCACTGGACAATCCGAAAATGATAAAATGTTCTTTAACGTATTAGGTAGCGTTGCTACATTTATTACTGGAACATTGGCTGGACTTCTTATTGGTTCATCTGGCGCTAAAGATGTTATGGCAGCACAAATTGCAAACAAAGAAATTGATGCAAAAAATACACAAGCAGATAAAAAATTAGAAGCTGAAATTGATGATGCAAAGTCACGTAGATTGGCTAAACCAGATGGCGCAATGCCAGCAGAGCAACCAGTAGACACTAGCTGGGACAAATAATGTCAGAGCAAGGAACTGCAGCAAAATTAGTTGAAATTGCAACAGCAGAAATAGGTACCGTAGAAGGTCCTAAAGACAATGAAACTAAATATGGTAAATTTACCAAAGCAGATTTTCAACCTTGGTGTGGATCATTTGTTAATTGGTGTGCAAACGAAGCTGGAGTAAAGATTCCAAATACGGTATATACTCCTGGTGGCGCACAAGCATTTAAGAAAGCAAACTCATGGATTGATGGAGACCTTGCAGATCCAGAGCCAGGAGATATTGCTTATTTTGATTTCCCATCAGACGGTGTTGATAGAATATCACACGTAGGAATAGTTGCAATAGATAACGGTGATGGAACTGTTTGGTGCATTGAAGGTAATACTTCTGGAGATCCTAAAGGAAGCCAAAGAAATGGCGGAGAAGTTTGTAAAAAGCTTCGTGCATATAAAAAAAATAAAAAGAATATAATGGTTTCAATTGTTGGATTTGGAAGACCTAAATTTGGAGCAAGCATTGCTAAAAAATCTGAGCCTGCTGCAAAAACAACTAAAAAGGTAAAAACTTGTTCAGAGTGTGGTCAAGTAGTTAAATAAATGAATACTTATAGAGTAAAATTAGAAGTAGAGGTAGAAGTAGAAGCCTTTGACGAAAATGATGCTCTAGACTATGCAAATGATATATTTGGCGTAGATGACGAAATAAAAAACGTTAAAATAATTAACGTTAAGGAGAAATAATGGCAAAAGAAGGATATAAGCCAACGTCAGGAATGCAATCAGCAGCACGTCGTGCTATTAAATTAAAAGAGCAAGGCAAAGCAAAAGGTGCTGGCACAGCAGTAGGTTGGACTCGTGCAGGACAACTAGCAAGAGGCGAAACTCTAAGTTTATCTACGGTTAAAAGAATGTATTCTTATTTTTCACGCCATGAAGTAGATAAAAAAGGTAAAGACTGGAATAATGCAGAAAGCCCATCTAATGGAAAAATTATGTGGTTAGCATGGGGTGGGGACGCAGGGTTCTCGTGGTCCAGAAAAATAGTTAACAGGGAGAAAACAATGAAAAAGAATTTAGAATTAAATGAAATCGTAGAAGAAATTAAAGATATACTTGATGATGTAGTAAATCCAATTACTAAGGTAATTGAGATTGAAGACGATATAGTAAAGTCAATTGATCCTAAGCTAGAAGATCTTACAGATGAAGAGATTTCAAAGTCTTACGAATCAGATAATGAAGATGAAGATAAATGGAATAATATGGAAAAGGCTTGCTGGTCTGGATATAAGCAGGTCGGAATGAAAGATAAAGGCGGAAAACGAGTACCTAATTGTGTACCAATTAAAAAGTCTTTATTTGGCACAGATGGACCTCAAACATTAATACCTAAAAATAAATAATAAAATCAGTTGACAAGGCCTAAAAGATCCCTGTATAATAGTATACAGGGATTCGCCTTTTATATTTAAGGAAAAATGTTACATTTAAATGAACGTGGTGTAGACGTATTTATAAATAAATATAAATCAATTACCAATGATGCATATTGGAACAACTATGATTTAATTATTTGGAAAAAAAATAACAATGCATTTTTTAATATAAAAGGAATATTTAATAAAGCTTGGGGAATGGCAGATAGAGTATCTGTAGATAATAAAGGAATGTGGGTTCTACCTAAACAATATGTCAAATATTTTAAATAATTTAGGGGTAGACAAAGACGATTTAGACTGGTGGCACCTTGCAGTTTGTAGAGGCATGGACACTAACTTATTTTATGATAAATATGAAAATGATCCTAAAATTGCAAAAAATGTTGACGAAGCATGTCTAGCTTGCCCAGTTATATCAATGTGTTATAAATCTGGATCTGATGGCGATGAGTATGGCGTATGGGGCGGAGTTTATTTAAACTCTGGATCGATTGATAAAACTAGAAATTTACATAAGACAACTGATACATGGAAAAGATTGAAAAAGAAAAATGTTTATTGATAAAGATAAAAATCATTTTAAACATGGGATTAATCAATGGACTGGGGAACCCAACAAGCCAGTATTTTATACACCAGAAATGTCAAAAGCAATAAGAGGAATTACCAAACCAGCAAACAACTTACAAATGGATATAGTAAAGTATCCAGAATTTTTAGCAATAAGATTATATGAAAACAACTTTGTACAATTTGAAGGCGTTAAAAAAGAAATGGTCATAGATTATGTAGCAAAAGTAAAAAAGCTACTTGAGTCATATGGAGTAAGATGTGAGCTGGAAGGAGTGCCTAGTGAAAGAATACTACGATAGAGTATTAATTGTATTTATTCATGATCTAGGAGTTTATGGAACTACAGAAAAACTAGGAGCATTTGCCTCTATAGTAAAATATAAAAAAGATGAAATGGAGTACGAAGAAATGATAGATAATTCAGAATTTTCAATTATGGATGAAATTGTATTTTCACATGTAGAAGAGGAATATAATGGATAAGGTTCTTTGCTATTCTTGTAACAAAACTAAAAATAAGTTAAATCTTAAAAAGTCTACATTGCTTCCAATAAATTTATTTATGTGTGATGGATGTATAGAATTAAAATTTGAACCAAGATGGCTAGTAATCATTACTGGTAGACAAAACGGGCCAGAAAGCGTTAGAGAGTTTGTTTTAAAAAAGAAATATGTTGGAGATGAAATTTCTGCTTCTGAGTTATTAATTTAGTATACATTCTACGGTATAATATGATATATAATGAATCTGGATCTGAACTCTATAATTATTGCAATATCTGCTGCGATATTGTCTGGCATGGGGACGGCAATTATTGCTGGTCTGAACGAAAATAAAAGAGAAAAAAATAGAAAACAAGAGCGTGAGCAGGACCATTTAAAGTTAGAAGTAAAAGATTTAAAAATTGAATTATATCAAATAGAAAAAGAATTAACTGAGTGGAAAGATAAATATTATGAGGCCATTCAGGAATTAATTTTAATTAAATCTGAGCTAGAAGATGCCTTAAGAAGCCTTTCAGAAATAGACTCAAATGAGGTTTTGGACAGATAATTTTTAATTTAGTATACTAGTCTGTATGACAGCAGTGGTAGCCCTTATTCATGAAAATAAAGTCCTTCTAGGAGGAGATTCTGCTGCATCTGATGATAAAACAGGATTAATTTTTTCACGCACAGATCCAAAAGTTTTTAGAGTAGGTCAGTTTGGAATTGCATTTGTTGATAGTTTTAGAATGGGACAAATTCTTCAATATAACTGGACGCCACCAATTTACAAACCAACAGCAGGATTTAAAAATTTAGAAAAATTTATGCGTACCAAGTTTGTTGAATCAATTAAAGAAACATTTAAAGAACAGGGATATGGTAATCAAACCGCAGGATCTACAGAAGATGGCGATGAAGGCGGAGTTTTCTTAATAGCAGTTCAAGGTGCAGGTAGAATATTTACTATGGATAGTGATTTCCATATAGGTGAAGCAGACATTCAATACATGGCAGAAGGTGCTGGGCAAGAATTAGCTTTAGGATCACTATACTCAACATCATCTATTAAAACACCCCGTAAACGGGTCAGGATGGCTCTAGAAGCGGCTGCAAAATTTAACATGGCAGTTAGAGCACCATTTACAATAATTGAAATTTAGAGTATAATTAAATATATGGACATTAATAATCTTAAGCCAGAAAATTATAACATGGCTATGGATTTAAGAGGAACACCAACTCATGTTTGTCCTTGTGGATGCTTTATATGGAATCTAAAAGTAATCTTTGAAGATTTTGATATTGCAACATATTTTTTAGATATGGAATGTGCAAACTGTGGTAGTTTAGCAACGGCTCCCACCCCAACAGACAGGTAAAAAATGAGAAAATCAGAAAGATTACGATTGTTAGAAATGCAAATAATCAAACTAGAGTTTGAGATAGATTTATTAAACAACATGCTTGCCGCATTATTAGAGGCAAACAATTTACCACAACCTCAATTAGACGCTGGTAAATGGTACCAGAGACGGATAGATAGAAACTCTTGACAGATTTGGGTATGTTTTAGTAAAATGTACCTATGAATAAAAAACTAATAACTGCAATATCAATACTATCACTAACACTATCTACTACATTTATTGCTGTAGAGGCGAAAGCTAATCAAGTACCCTCAACAATAGCAATTCTGGACACTGCATTAGACACTTCTCTACCAATTTTTAAAGATAAAATTGTATATGAAGTTTGTGTTTTAGAATTGGCCTCATGTCCAAATGGACAAAAGTTTATGGAAGGTCCAGGATCTACTGTACTTCCATTTGATATTATTTCTAAAAATGGTTTTGATCACGGAACACAAATGGCATCAGTTGCAGTAGCAACTAATCCAAATATTAAAATTGTTTTTGTAAGAATTATTGGAAACAATCCATCTGGCTCAAGACAATCAACTGGCGAAACTGGTGTTTCTTTAGCATTAAAATGGGTATTAGATAATAAATCTCGTTTTAATATACAGAGCGTTGCAATGTCTCAATCAAATCATGCAATACTAACAACATTAACAGACTATTGCCCTACAACACCAATGTTGCGTGGAGTAATATCTTCATTAGTTTCTTCAGGCACACCAGTGTTTTTTCCAGCAGGAAACAACAGAGACCTTTCAAGGTTATCTTGGCCAGCATGTATTAACGATTCAATATCAGTTGGAATGGCAGACCAGTATGAGCAAATAGATAACTTTTCTAACTTTGATAAAGATAGATTAGACTTTTATGCTCTTGGAAATATGAAAGTTGCGGTTCCAGGAGGTTCTGTAAAAAATGCAGCAGGGTCATCAATTTCTACGCAAGTTGCTGCTGCTACATGGGCTGGAATTAAAAGTTCAAATCCTTCTTTAACTTATCAACAAGTTTTAGATATGCTAAATAATGCTTCAAAGCCAATCCGTGGTGCTAGGGGGCAATATGGTAAACTTATCTCTAGTGCCCCTATTGAAATTGCACCAAGTGCTCCAATAGTAACAAAACCAGTCGCTCCAGTAACTAAAACTGCAGAGCAATTGGCTGCCGAAGCAAAGGCTGCTCTTACAATTGAGGCTAACAAAGCAATTTCAGAGGCGGAAGCAAGATACCAAGCTGAAGTTAAACTGGCTGCAGATAAACTGGCTGCAATTAAATTGGAGTGGGCTAAAAAAATAAATGGCTAACATGACAGTGCTAGAAGAAATAATTAAAGAAATCGGTGAGGAGTTGTACCAGAAATGGTACAACGCCCTTGCAATAGAAGACAGAACAGAAGAATCTTCTAAGGCTATGTCTATAAATGCTGGAGAAACAACATTTTGGGTAGTTCAAACATTTATGAATAAATTTAATGCAGCAGCAGAGGAACTAAAAGACAAATAATGCTAGAAATAAATGACGAAAATTTTGATAAAATATTAACTCTTCATAATGTTTTAGTTGTTGATTTTTGGGCAACATGGTGTAGGCCATGTAAAATGTTTTCTCCTATTTTAGAGGAAATTTCTAAAGAAAATAATATTTGGATTGCCAAAATAGATGTAGATCAAAATCCAATACAGGCTTCAAAATACAACATAACCTCAGTTCCAACAACAATTATATTTGAAAATGGTAAAGAGGTTAAAAAAATACTTGGCGCAAAACCTAAACATCAAATGATTGAGGAGTTAAGTAAATGGCTATAGATTTTTTAGATGTTCAATCTTGGTATGAGTATGGTCGTGAAAAAAATTGGGTATCAGAGGTATTTTGCGACACACATGAAGGACCACCACTTTCTGATGAAGAAATGGAAGAATGGGAAGAGGGCGGAGATCCTTGTAGCTTTCATGTAAAACTTTGGGATCAATAAAGACAACAAATTGCTTGGTTAAACGTTTATATATATGGGTGTACACCCAAAATAGAATTCCATTTTGTAAAAAAATGGATAAAAAGGAGAAATAAAAAAATGAAGTCATTAAAAAAGATTGCCGTTGCTTCGGCTGCAGCCCTAGCATTACTAGGCATTCAATCAATTAATGCATCAGCAGCACCGTTAGCAGTAACAGTTGCTGGTTCAGCAAATACTACAACATCTACAGCGCCTGCGACTGCGAACGTTCCAGCCGACAACACAGTAGATTCAGCAGATGCCATTGCTTTAGCAGCAACAGCAGATACTGGAACTGTAGTTACATTTACAGCAACAGGTGGCGTTAAGCTAGTCACAGCTTTAAGCGCAACAAATGCAGTAGTTAGTTCTTCTGCAGGTTCAACGTCGTATTCAGTAACTTCTGCAGGATCTGCAGTAACTGTTTATGCATTCACAACATCAACAGCAACAGGTTCAGTTACAATTGTAAATGGATCTTACTCTACAGTTGTTTTTGTTAAAGGAATTGCAGGTTCTGTATCAAACGTCGGAGTTTCAGTACCAACTTCAGTGGCAGTAGGAACCATTCCAGCAATTACAGTAAGCACAACAGACGTGTTTGGAAACGCAGTTTCTGATACCGTAACAGCAACATTAATTGGTGGAACTTGGGCAGATGGCTCAATTTCTAAACAAATTGTAACATCTACTGCAGCTCAGGTTGCAGCGGATTCTACATTAATTTTAGGATCTAAAAAAGAGAATACTTCAGTTGCAACAATTGGTAATGTAACAATTGCAGTAACTGGTGCGACAACAGCAACAGCAGTCACTGGACTAAAAGTTCCAGTAAAAGCCGTAGTTGCGTCATACACAGTTACCGATTTAAATGGCACAATTGCACAACTTCAATCTCAAATTAGCTCATTGTCAGCAGATTTAAATTCAGCAAAAGCTGACGCTGCTTCAAAACAATTAGTTATTGATTCCGCAACAGCAGCAAAAATTATTGCTGATGCAGCAGTAATTAAGGAAAAGGCTGATTATAATAAATTAGCTACAGCCTGGAATAAGGCATTTCCTAAAAAGAAGGTTGCTTTAAAGAAGTAAATTCTTTAAATAAGGGGCAAGGGAAACCTTGCCCTTTTTTTATTTAAATGGTAGAATATATATGTGGAGTACATTGAAGATCAAATAAGAGAAAAAATATTAAACGAAATTAAATATTTAGAGTTACCATATGAATGGAAACCTAACGAAGTAATTAATTATATATATAATAAATTAAGTAGAGGTAAAATTAATGAATAGTAAAAAAAGAAGTGTTTATAAATCAATTACATGGCCAGCAGTACATATTTTGTTTGTTGGTACATTAGTATATTTATTTGAAAAAGCTATTACTGGCGAAGCACATTGGGAATATGCTGGTTCATTTGCAATAATTTATACAGCATGTGAAATGATTGGCTTTTTCTTACACGAAAGAGCATGGGAAAAATTTGGAAAAAGAGTAAAGTGAGTTTAGTATTAAAGTCAGAAAATCCATTAGTTCATAGTATGTGTGAAAAAAATGATTGTGAAAATAAAGCAACAAGAATTATTAAAGATTTAAATCTTTATAGCTGGGTGTGTGAAGAATGCTATGGAAAATATAGGCCTTGATAAAAAATATAAATAATAAAATTTATATAATTGAGGGATATATATCTAAAAGCACATCAGATTTTTTAACAGAAACATTTAATAGTACTACATCAGATGCACCAGATTACCAGATAAAAGGTGGTCCGTCCTTAAGTCCAGAAAATGGATATACTTTTAAATGTGGTAATCCTATTAAAAGCTACCAAGATGATAATAATTACAATATTGGAATAGACATTTTGACAATGTTATGTAATTCAATGTCAAACACAATTTCAGACTTTTTAGATACAAAAATGGATATTAAAACAATGTTTTATGGGTTAATGCTAGAAGGTTCTGAAATGAAAACGCATACAGATAATTACATTACACCTAATGACCCAGAAAGTATTAGAAAAAATTCAAAAGACGATTGGTCTGGGCTTCTTTATCTTAACGATAATTATGAGGGTGGGCTTTTAGAGTTTCCTCAAGAAAATTTTTCAATAAAACCAAAACCTGGAACCTTTATTTTTTTTAAAGGGGATCATGATTTACCACATCAGGTGTCAAAAATTGAAAAAGGGCATAGAAACGTAATAATATCATTTTTTTGGCCTATAAAATATCGTGGCCTAGATACTGTTTTGGGTTAGTAATTTCTTAAATGCTATAATAAGGGTATAGATGGATTTCTAGACCCATCTAAATACAACAACCTATAGGAGAAATAAAATGTCAGACGGAAAAGATTTAAAAGGATTTAACGAAACAAAGCCAGTAGGATCATCACCATGGTCAACAGAATCATACACAGAGGCACCAAAAGCTGCATTCCCATCAACTGATAAGTCATCACAAGATGGCGCAGGCGTAAACAACGGCGGTAAGTAATAATGTGTTTTGAATGCGGATGTGAATCAGTAGGAAGTACAACTGGAATTGTTCCAGTTACAATTACTGAAGTTTCAAGAGATGGAGAGGCTGGTCTTACATTAAATATGACCGCCACTCCAGCGCAAAGAACATCATTTATCAATGAGTGAAAATGGCACAGGTATGGCGACACCGCCAAACAATGAACCAGCAGGCGCAGTAACTTCTCAAGAAGTTGGTCGTAAAAAACCAAATCAAGGTAAATTTAGATCTGGAATTGCAAATCAAAGATCATTAACAAGAGTTGACCGTAATAAACATGGGATTCGTAGAGAAACCAATATGGGTCCTAAAAAAACTGGTAGACCAAAGAAGGTTTAATAATGTGCACAAGATCAATATCTAGTTCTTCGGATCTAGATATTGATATTTTAAATACTATAGATGATCAAATTGATAAAGCTGAAGGAACAGGATTAATATAGTGATAGAAATTATTCATAAATCAGATATTGTTGAGTATAAAAATGTATTTACAAAAGAAGAATGTGATTATATAATTTCATATTGGAATAGTCTTGATGACTGGATGCTCTCTTGCTTTTATAATATGTATACAATTTCTGGGAAAAAACCCCATACTAAAGAAGGCGGAGAAGCTTTAAATAAATTTAAAATGTTTTCACAAAATTTAGCCGAGAAAGTATTTAATAGGAAATTAAAACAAATTAGTGTAAGCTCTCATATGTGGCAGCCAGGTGCTTTTGCAGCAGATCATGCTGATAATGCTGAACTTGATGGTACTCCAAATGCATGGATTGAAAATAAATTAGTTACAATGATTTATTTAAATGATAATTTTGAAGGTGGGCATTTAACTTTTAGAGATCATAAATTAGCTTTTAGGCCACAGGTTGGAAGTGTTATTGTTTTTGATGTTGGAATAAATAATGTACATGCAGTTACTGAAGTAACTTCTGGAACTAGGTATACAATGATGGCTTCTTATGACTATGCAGATAGCGTTTATAATGTAGATTATAAAAAAATTAAAAATGAAAGTGAACCTTCTAGAAAAAAATTACAAGAAGAATGGGCAGAAGGAATTATAATGCCTAAAAGTGCAGCTACTAGATATGACCCAATAAATTAAAATGTATACAATAAAAACTATAGAGTTTCCTGGATACGAAGAACTTAAAAATAACTTTAATCAATATAAGGATATGTTTTTAAGTGACAGTATTATTGCATTTAGAAATGCAAATATTAATTTTGAAATGCAAACTAAAATAATGCATTTATTTGGAGACAATCTATCCTGGTATCCAAATTCTTCAAATAAAAATCCTTCGGATTATATAGAAACACATCACAAACATATGGACGAAAAAAACGTTTTTGATAAAAATTCTATTATGCTTCAATGGCATCAAGAACATGTTGCTCAAGAACATAACCCTTATGTCAGTGGATTATGGAATATGATTTTATTTAAATGTGAACCAAATACTGGAAAAACATTTTTTGTAGATATGTCTAAATTATTTAATATGTTTAATGATGAAGATAAAGATTTTTTATCAAAATGCCAAATATTAATTAAGAATTATAGGTGGCATGGCAAAAAAGATTATTATTATTATCTTGATGAAAAAGATTCAAAAAATAATAATGATGAGTTGGTTACCTACAGTTTAGTTTCAGAACATTGGATAACTAAAGAAAAAACAATTAGAACATATTTATCTGAAAGTGAGGTTACAAGTCTATATAAATTTAATAATGAAACTCCTACCATTGAAAATATTAATAAATATAAAGAAATATCTAAAAAAATAAATAATGAAATAAATAATAATGAAGATATAAGAATGCAACATATTTGGGAACAAGGTGATCTTTTAGTACCAGATTTATTTAAACTGGCACATGCTGTTAGCGGTGGATTTAATAAAGATCAAAGACAGCTAGACGGAATGTTCGGCACACTAAGTCCTTGGCCAAAAAGAAATTAATACATGCTTGAAGAAAAAATTAGAAAAGCAAAAGTAGAAAAAAGGCCAGTTTTATTTAAAGGGATACTTCCAACTAATTCGGACTGGAACTATATAATGAATTATATAAATAATAAGTTTAATGAGACCCCAGAATACCCAGTTCAAAATGATAGATTTTTTAAAAATAAAAAAGATAAAACTGTTTCAATGTTTAGCAATTCTGACCTTAATTTACAGGCATGGGGAATTAAATTACCAGAATGCAAAAATCTTTCTGATACATTTTCAATAACTAACAAGGTAAATGAATCTTCATTTAAACTTTTAATAGATTTTTTAGGATTTGGAAATTTAAACAATATACATAAAGATAAATCAGAGGTATATTCTTGGACTCTAATTAATTCTGTAGAATATAGAATATATGAAAATAAAAATGAATATCCTTTTGAAGAAACACTAGAGATTGATAATGAACCTTATGAATCTTTTATTATTGAAGCTGGTGACGTTATGTACATGCCTAAAGGAGTTGTTCATCAATCAGTAGTCAATGAGCCTAGAGTATCATTGGTAGCATCTTTTTTATAATATTAATATTTTAAAGCGTAATTTTTATCATTACCTAACCAAATTAACATAGTGTATCTAGTGTCTACTATTTTTTTAATTTCATGGTCATAATTAAGTTCTCCATTTTGAGATGGAAAACAAAAAAGGTCCCCAGAACGAGGTTGATATTTATATTCTAAATAAGGAAAATGAACTTCACCTTCATTAAATACATCATTTAAATAAATAGAGCAGGTATATTTAATATGGGGATTTCTTCCAAAATCGTTATCTCCATGAATTTCTAAAAATGCACCATCCGTTTGTTTTGCCAACCAAAAAGAAGAAGGGTAAAGATCTTCATAACATTGATATTCAGACCTTATCTTCTCGACACATTTTTCAAAATATTTTAATACTAAATTTTTAATTTCTTCAAGTTCATTTAAATTTATTGATGATTCATGATAATTGTCTTTACCAAACATTTTTATAAAGTATTTATTCTCTTGAAAAGATTGAAATTTATTTAAATTATTATCAATATATGTTATTACCTGATTAGACTCTGATTTTTCAATAAATTTATTAAATATTTTTATAGTCATGGTATTATTGTATCATTTATGGTATAATTTTGGTATATGCGTAAATTAATTGACGGTTCTATAGTTAATTCATATAAAGAGCCAACGACTTTAACAGTTAAAACAAAAGCCCCAGAAAAATGGAAGCTTATTGATATGGAAACTGGACAGGAATATGTTGGTTCCCCAAACCTCACTAAATATGGAATGTGGATTAGAGTTAAGGATAAAAATAATTAATAATGAAATATAATCTTGATTTGACTACAATTGAAGGAGATCTTCAATATATTGATAATTTTTTAACACAAGAAGAATTAGATTTTTTTAAACCATACATGGACGACCATGAGGGATGGTATACAACTATGCGTTCTCCATATAAAAATATTTTAAATAAATTTATTTCTGTTGATTTGCCAAGAAGACCAGATGGAAGCACTGGTGTGCCATCCGATGAGCCACCTATATTACATGATGTTTTTCATAGACCAATGGGAATATATGAAAGATTGTTTAAAGTTATGCCTCCAACATATAGGCCGCATAATGCTTTACAAACATTTAAATATTGTACAGATGAAGAAATTTTAAGAGATCTGCATCCAGACCTTAAAAAAGAATATAAAGGTAAAGAGCATGAAATTGATTTTGCTATGTCATTTCACTGTGAGTGGAGCGATGAAAGTACTGTGCCTGAATTTAATAGATCTTTGTCTATTTATTTAAATGATGATTTCGAGGGCGGAATTTTAGATTTTAAATTTAAACCATATAAAATTAAGCCAAAAGCTGGCATGCTAGTTTTGGTTCCAGTAACTCACGAATTTACTCATAGGGTTACTAAAATAACTTCTGGCAACTGGAGACACACTCTTTATGGTGCTTCTTGGAATGGTAAATTTCCTCCTCCAAGCACAGAAGAAACTTGCTAATATCTATTGACTAAATCAATATAAATATTGTATAATAAACACCTACTAGTAGAAAGATAAATAATGAGCGAATCTAAATGCCCATTTACGGGTAATGCTTTAAATAATGAAAAAACATCTAACGAGTATTGGTGGCCTAATCAATTAGACCTATCACCACTAAGAAAACATTCAGAAAAATCTAATCCAATGACAAATGGATTCGATTACGCTAAAGAGTTTAATAGCTTAGACCTTGATGCCCTTAAGAGTGATATTAATACACTCCTTACTACCTCACAAGAATGGTGGCCAGCAGATTACGGAAACTATGGACCATTCTTTATTCGTATGGCATGGCATTCTGCAGGTACGTACAGAACAACAGATGGTCGTGGCGGTGCAGGAGAAGGATTACATAGATTTGCTCCACAAAACTCTTGGCCAGATAATGGTAATTTAGATAAAGCTCGTCGTTTGCTCTGGCCTATTAAGCAAAAGTATGGAAATAAAATTTCATGGGCAGACCTTATGATTCTTGCAGGTAATGTTGCTCTTGAAAATATGGGATTCAAAACATTTGGTTTTGCTGGTGGTCGTGAAGATGTTTGGGAATCAGATGATACATACTGGGGTTCAGAAAAAGAATGGCTTGCAGATAATCGATATAGTAGAGATCGTGAATTAGAAAATCCTCTTGCTGCAGTTCAAATGGGATTAATTTATGTAAACCCAGAAGGTCCTAATGGAAATCCAGATCCAATTCTTTCTGCAAAAGATATTCGTGAAACATTTGCACGTATGGCTATGAATGATGAGGAAACTGTTTCTCTTATTGCAGGTGGACATGCATTTGGTAAAGCACATGGCGCTGGTGATCCATCAAACGTTGGGCCAAATCCTGAAGCTGCACCTATTGAAGAAATGGGTCTTGGTTGGAAAAACTCATTTGGAAAAGGAAACGCAGAAGACACAATTACAAGTGGTATTGAAGGTGCATGGACTGCAACCCCTACTAAGTGGGACAACTCATACCTTAAGTTATTGTTTAAGTATGATTGGACACAAACAAAGTCACCTGCTGGTGCAACACAATGGATTCCAACAGATGAGTCTGCTGCTAATTTAGTTCCAGACGCACACATTAAAGGTAAGTTCCATGCTCCAGTGATGACAACTGCAGACCTCGCATTGAAGTTTGATCCAGAGTACGAAAAGATTTCACGAAGATTCCTTGAAGACTTTGACTACTTCTCAGATCAGTTTGCTCGTGCATGGTTTAAGCTAACTCATAGAGATATGGGTCCAATTGCAAGATACCTTGGCAAAGAAGTTCCTTCTGAAGAATTAATTTGGCAGGACCCAGTTTCATTATCTAATACAAATATTGATATAGACTCTATTAAGAATAAGATTAAGTCTTCTGATATACCTATGTCATACTTTGTAGAAACGGCATGGGCTTCTGCATCTACTTTCCGAAAAACAGATAAGCGTGGCGGAGCAAATGGTGCTCGTATTAAATTAGAACCACAAAACAAGTGGGAAGTAAATAGCAGCAATGCAGTATCAACCGTTATTAATTTCCTAGAATCTATTAAAGAAGAGTCTGGTGCTTCTCTTGCTGATTTAATTGTTTTAGCAGGATGTGCAGCAATTGAAAAAATCTCTAAAGACTTATTAATAGTTCCGTTTACTCCTGGGCGTGGGGACGCAACACAAGAACAAACAGACATAGATTCATTTGCAGTCCTTGAACCAAAATTTGATGGTTTCCGTAACTACACTCATTGGAGCATAACTGTCCCAGAAGAAGTTTTATTAGTAGAAAAAGCTAATCTATTAGGCCTAACCCCAGTAGAATTAGTGCTTTTGTTATCTGGTATGAGAATGTTAAGCAATAATAAACTAGACAATAGTTACTTAATTGAATTACTTTCATATACCAATGCCAATCAAGCAAAAGGTATTCCTGTTGTAGATTTAATCATTGCGTCTAACTCTGAACTTCGTGCAATTGCCGAAGTGTATGCCTCAGATGATGCTAAAGATAAATATATTAAAGACTTTATTTCAGCGTGGGATAAGGTTATGATGTTAGACCGATTTGATACAAGAAAAGGATAAATATGTTTTATTTACTACATTCATCAGCAATTGTCTTGTTAATGCTAGGCTCATATGGACTAGGATATAAACAGGCTACAAGCAGGGTAAAATCAAAGACTAAGTAGTCATATATGATACCAGACCTTAGAAATGAAACTCTTAACCTAATAGATGATTTTATATTAGATCATATAGATGACTTTACAAATGAAGAGCTATATTGGATTATAAATGAATTAGAGTCACTGTCTAATACATTTTATAAAAAGTTTAAGCCACTAATCGATGAAGATATAGAGGCCTTAATTGAAGATATTGAGGAAGAATGATAAGGTATTTTAAACTTAGAAAAGCCATGAAAGAAGTAATTAAAAATAATAATGAATTTTTAATGGCATTGGCAGAGTCTGAAAGAAATGAACAATCATCTAATTTAACATGGGATGAAGACGGTGTATGGAAATGCTGGACCTATAATAGAGACACAAATAGATACTATTTTGATGACATAGGTAATGAATCTATTACGGGATTATGGGAAAATCAAATTACTCAAGAAGCTAATGAAAGAATTTAAATCTTATTGTAGATATTGTGAACAGGTAGTTGAAGGAAAGACTACTGCAGTAACCGTACTAGAATCTGGCAATTACTTATATATTGGTGAATGTAATGTTTGTCTATATGAGATAAGAAGAATCTCTAGGCCATGAACAAATTAACCTGCCATGGGTGCCAGAAGTCTGCTAAATTATTTTTACATGTTATGGATGATAGTTTTATATACGCCCTATGTAGAAAATGTGTAATAGTTCAATTAGACATAGAGCACTACATGAGAAAGAATAATGAATTGTAGGTATGTCTAAAAGGCATAGAAATAGACCAGAGTGCGGTACAAGATCTGGATACGATTGGCATAGAAGAGATGCTAAAGAACTTGCTTGCTTAGAGTGTCGCAATGCTGAGGCATTGTATTGGCGGGAACAAAGGATAATCAGGGGCGATGTAATAAGACAAAATAACCAAAGAAGACGTTCCAGATACTTTAGAGCTATAGGAAAAAATACCAAGATATCTGTATTTACAGAAAAAGAAATATTAGATTTATATGGGACTAATTGCCACATATGCCACAGACCAATAGATTTAAATGCCCCCAGAGGGGTAGGTAAGCCTGGATGGGAAAATGGACTACATTTAGACCATGTAATACCATTATCTAAGGGTGGAGATAATACTATTGAAAATGTAAAACCATCTCATGGATATTGTAATATAACTAAGAATGCTACAATTATTAGTAAACATAATACATAGTATATTGATCTAAATTAGTCCAAGCAAAAGTGCGGCGAAAAGTAGAAGCCCCCAAGCCAGTACCTGGCCTGACAATATAGTATAATGGATATATGACCTGTAAATGTAATGATGAGCAAAAAACAGGATACGGGTATGATGAATTAAAAGACTTTGATATGGGATATAGAGATCCTAGGCAAAGTAGAATAACTCCATTTAGAGGACCAATTAGATAAGGATGAGCATGGGATTTTTAGACAGATTAGAGGAGTGGCTGGATTTTGAAGAAGAGGTAGATCTGGAGTCAGAATCTTCATGATTAAATTTAGAAGCCCTATATACTGGGAGCATAAGTTCAATGCAACACTGAGTATATTATGCCAAAATTGTGGTGTAAGGTTTAATACAACATTTAAGAAGTATGAGAGAAATAAAAGCTGTCCTAGATGCATGTATAAAGCAGTTGACTAGAATAATATAGATATAGTATAATTACTATATGAACCTACTTACACATCAAGAGCCATATAATCATTTAAATAGATCTATTTTAATCATTGGCATCATATCAGTAATATGCTTAATGGTTTACGTATCCAAAAAAGGGCGGGGCTGATGATAGAACTACTACTAATAGCCATTACATGGTATGCAACTAAGGTATTTTACACAAGAGATATAAAGATCAATATCCCCCAAAGGGAGACAGATTTCATAGATGCTTTATGTGCTAAATGTGCTCAGACCCTTGTGATCCATAAAAAGCATATGAGAACTCCGTTCTACTGTTTGCTCTGTAGATAATAGGATATAATTGATATATGAAGAAATATATGATTGCTGATATGGTTAAATCTGCAAGTGTTGACTACGTAGAATTATGGCGTGAAAAAGGATATCCAGAACAATTCTATTTTAAAATAAAGCCATCTAAGTCTACTTGGCGAAGAAATATGGCGGAGGACCCAGCTGAGGTAGATGCTTACCCTATATATGAATCAATAGGCGAAGATGGAGAGGATACTCCATATTATTATGTAGATGTAAATTGGCCTAAAGGATCGACAAATGCTAAATATATTAAAACATATGAAATGGATATAGATACTATAGAATCTTGGTCAAATGATACTTCAGGCACTTATTTTAATGCCAACATACGTGGCAAAATATAGCCTCATATCCTAGGTTACCCTTACCCTTAAACCCCCCTCAAATAGTCTTATATGCCTTTTTAGAGCCATATCTACTACATATCTATCAAAGTAAATACTATTAATTATAACGTAAATGTTATCGATATATACTCAGATATATATACATGTTATGGGACGTGCCCTCCATAATCCTCCACATAATACCATTTTGCTCCACATGGCATATATTACCCATATTGTCAAGAGCTTTGGACCAAATGTTATATATATGTTGTATAAATGTGTTCCAGGATATATAAACATGTCTCGTAAAGCCATATATTTGCCCACATATTTTGCCATATTTTATATACTTTTTGTTATATTCTATATATGTTTAATAAAATAATTATACATTTATATTAAATTATCCTAGATTTTCAGGGATTTTTTATAGCTCTTCGTAAAGCGAACATTCTGCCCTTACGGATATATAACAAATGGGACATATATATCCAAGATGTACATATAGTACAAATCGGACATACTGTCCCAATATGTTTTGTTATTTAGTTATACGTGTTACGGTTACTGGACCACATAGGGTATTGTATCTATCTTGTTCCGCCGTCTTTCTTGCCTTCTCTATTTTCTTCCATTTACGGAAAGCTGTTAGGGCATGATTCTTATCTCTACCCCGCTTTGTATCCTCCCATTTCTTCGGCTTACGTTGAGAGGACCCCGTAGCTTTGCTCATGCGGTAGGCTCATGCATTTCTATAACCTCAGCAAGGTGGCTAGATAACATCAGAGCCTCAGAGGTAATACCCTCAGCCCAATAGGGTTCAAAGTTGCCAGCCTGATATCTAATAATTTCCTTTATCAACTCCATAAGTCTATCTTGGGTATATAGAGGAAAGTTATTTACAATTATGTTAGCGCATATCATTGGATTAAACCAATGGTTGTCTAACACTTTTGCTAATTGTTCTGCGATTTTTTCTTCATCTGTTTTTTTAGCCATGTCCGCCTTTCATAAAGATTATACCAAAAAGGTTGGAGAAGGTCAACGATTTCGGGGGCTCGTCAACCCTCTCCAATATTTATTGTTTACTTAGTTAGTTTAACTTCTGCAGTAAACTTTACGCCGTTCTTCTCTGCCTCTGACAGAGCTTGCTTAGCAGCACCTGAGAAGCGACCACGCTTGCCCACTGTAATGCCCTTGGTCTTTAGATATTCACGCTTTGTTGTCATTGTGTTGACCCTTCTAATACTACAGGCTCCGCCTTGAAGCCTGCTTCTTGCGTTCCATATTCAGTTGTGTTATCTGACTGCACGTCGTCAGAATCCTCGTCATCTAGCCAGCCGTCTTCCTCCAGGGCGGCAAGGTAGTCGTTGTCTATCATCCAGTCTTGGATTGCCTCATCAACATACTCTGCCCCATATTCAAGGGTAAATTCAGTTGGCGGGTTATCCCAAAGTTTCTCCCAGATATTATCCAGAGTGATACCTTCAGTAACAACATAATCATTATACTCATTAGGTTCTTTATAAGTATCATATTTGTCTGAGATTACGTCCCAAACCCATAACCATACTAATGGAGCACCAATTGGCATACCATTTAAAGTCTTAATAATTTGATCTAACTGCATTTTAGTTTGTGGACCTAGATCTTTATTAACCACGTTGTTTAGCCCTTTCGTTGATAGCGAATGATAAATTATACGTCATAACATAGATTTCTGTCAATGCGTCTAGTCGACCTGAAAAATATTTATATTCAGGCATATCCTGTAATTCAGATATGTCTAACAGTTTAGTTTCACATTCATACATTAGATTCTTCATATGTCCATGCATGATGTCTGTACCTGTCTCACCCATGTCTACAAGCTTTTGAAGATGTGTGTCAAGTTTGTCACTCATAGTAATACTCCCGTCATATGAATATCTAACAGATGTCTAACTGCATGTATCTGTCCTTCTATAAATATAATATCTTCAGGACTTTTATCTAATGGGTCCCTATCTTGATTAAGACTAATTAAATATATCTTCATATACTCAACTAAGTAATTATCCGTAGTAAGTGTTTTCATCTATATACCCTTCTGCTAGTAGGCCTTCAAAGAAGTCCCATATGGTTAATAGACCTTGCTTAACATCAGGGTCGGAAGCGGAATCAATAGCAACAGTTAAACTATTACCAAAGTTCTGTATATCCTTATATGTATATCCTAACATTCTATGTAGTATTCCTCTCCAGGTTCTACCTGCCAGTATTCATTAAATTGTTTCTTGACGGATTCATCAGAACACATACTTGCCATTTCATAGTCAGCAATAAACATACCTTCATCTATATGACCAGTTATCCAAGAATCAAATAACTGTTCTTGAATATCTTGTAATACAGCGTCTGATATATGCTTAGGCATATCATCAAACATACTAGGTTTATCATTTTGATATCCCATATATTCCTTTCGCTAGGACCTTAATTATATAACAGACCACTGACATTGTATATAGAATATAGGTGTGTTTCACACCACATGTCCAAGCTTTGAGATTTCAGGGAAATATATTTGACTGTCGTAAACAACATATGCTACCCTCACCCGTGAGCGCAAAAGAGAAGCCCCCGTGTATGGGATCACGGGGACTAAGATAAATGGCTGCTAGGACCTCAACGAAAGGAAAAACCTGCCTTACTTAGCATCTAGAGGAGATGCACCATTTATATAAATAGGCACAAGGCCTATTCAAATTATATCACACTAAACGAGTAATCTTTCCAGCGCATACTTCTCACAGAACGCCGATAGGTCCATGGTAAAAATTGCTTCATTCTTCATACCAAGAACTTTGTTTTCAAGGTTTCGGTGATCGTCTTGCTCATGTAGCGAGAACGTTTGATCTTTCCAGTTGATAACAGCAATCTTATGCTCGTTATCTCCAATTGAATTTACTTGAAGACCCCAGCCTGTTTCCATGTTCCATTGATCTCCGATTAATTGACTGATCGCAATACGTGTAGCATATGATTCATCTGTCCAACGGGGACGGGCAGCAATGACAGCATCCGCCAATTTACCTAACATGTTATATCCAGCCCAATGTCCATACAGACATATAGTGTCGCCTGCTCCGTCTACGAATACGTAGTTTGCTCTATCTCCCATTATATTTCCGCCTTTTCTAGTTGAGGGACTTTTTCTGTTTTATTTAATTCTACTATTTCTAGTGTTACTTTGTCAAGAGCCTGTTTATTCTTGTTTAAATGGTGGCTACAGAAGCTGAGCTCATTTGATGTAAGCCCTCCCACTGTATCTACATCTGACTTATTAACAAATCTAATTATCCATTTAGCCTGAGCTGGACAAGAATCGCATTTAATCCATTCGCTCATAGTTTATTACTTTCAATCATGTCTGATAGTCTGTCTAATAACCATGAATCAATGTCAGCGATATCAATCTCCCGTAACTTCTCAATCATTTCTTCACGGGCAAACTTATAGCCTTCTTGGAATCCATCTTTATAATCAGACATTTAACATCCTATCATATCTATATGCCAATTCGTTATCAGCATATTTACTTTCGACTAAAACCTTAAGTTGGTGCTTAGATATTAATCTAGTTACCTTCTCAATGTTACCAGTTCCTATTTCGAAAGTCAATGTTTCTTTGTTATATGAATCAGGATCTAATCCTCCAACCTCAGCGTCCCATATAGAAAAATGGAACGCCCTGGATGAATCTGCTTTTAATTTATAAAACATTAGTTCCAATCCACATCTGTGTCTTCAATTGACCAATCATTTACTTCAACATCATTGCCATATGATGTTAATGAAAGTTCATCTCCGAGTTTGTAATGAGCGTCAAAGTTATCAATCTCATCAAGTGGGACCTGAACAGTTACTTCAAAGTTAATAGTTCCAGTTACTGTAACTGTCTTTGATAATTCAAAGCCAAACAGTTCTGATATTTGTTGAAGCGCTTCTTCTTTTGTATAATTAGGATTATACAATTCAACTAGAAGTTCCTCTAACTCATTAACTTTAAGTTTAAGGCCATTGTATAAATCATCAGCACGGCGACCTTGTTCAAGGGCCCATTCGATGTCGACTACCTTCTCTGTCGAGTAAGTTGTCTCCCCGTTAAAAATCTTCTTGTAAGTTACAAGTAGATTAGAGTTATACTCATTAGGTACTGCAGGTGTTATTGTTGCTCCATATGTTTCCATTTTATTCCTTTCGTTGGTTGAGAGTATTGTAGCATCTTGCACTGACAATAAGGTGGACCGTATCAAACAGTGTGAAATATTTGTAGCTTCCCCTTTTCGTGTTACCTCAATCAAGGCATCACAATTAGTGCAAAGGTATGTATCCTTAAACCATTTGTCAGTCATACTTTAACCTTATGAACACTGCATTCTGCCATGGCCTGTTCATCTTGCCAAGATCCTTGATTACAAAGTTCACAGAATTCACCGCATCCCTCTTCGCAGTATTCTATTGTATTGTAAGATTGACAGGCATAGCAACGATTTTGATATTCCATTAATTCGTTAACCTCACCACGGACAATCTCGTATTCTCCGCCCCAACCTGTTTCTTCCTCAAATTCAAGGGTTAGTAAAGAGTTAGGAACAAGATTACTTAGTTTAGTTAATATAGTTACAGCAGGTGACCAAGCAGTATTATATTTATATACCAACCAGTTATCATCACCGTCTGATGTGTATTCAAGTAATTCAGTATCAGGATACTCGTCACCGTCTGATACGGCTACATCCCATTTAGTTCCCCAGTTAGTTGTATTCCATGAATACCAATCTTTCTGAGTCATAGCATGCGCTACCTCTTTAGCAAACCAATCAGGTGCACTCGTGTCTGTTCCTAGTCGTGTAGGCTGTTGAACATATTCTTGCATTGTAATACCGTCTTGTAGTGGAGAATGTATATTCCAAAATGCAAAGACAGGATTAGAGTAAGTTGATTCTGTTATTTCCATTTTCATAGTTTCCATATTCCAACTATCGTGCCATACCATAAATGGCTCGTTAAGTTTATCTTTGATAAAATCTATCTCAGACTTTGGACCTTGGATTGTTAATGTGTTATACACCCAGTTAGGCATATTATTCCTTTCGTTGAATAGCGCAATTGTAGCAGAGTCAACTGACATTATCAAGGATTTCAGGGCTTTTTATACACATGCCGTAAAAAAGAAAAATGGCCTTTACGTCTGGGGGCTTGCGATCCATAACGGACTTGAACCGTCGACCTCTACCGTGACAGGGTAGCGCTCTAACCAACTGAGCTAATGGACCTAGATGTGGGGCCCTTTCGGGCCCCAGTTGATTAGGCTAACGCCTTAACCGCTTTGAGAATTTTATTCTTCTCTGCGGTAATGATTGGATCGAAACCACTTGCACCAGCATTTAGCGATTCGGTGTTACCAGTACGGGCGGTACGGTAATAATCTAAACGCTCAGTCAATGCATTAAACGCACCCCAAGCAGTGCCTTTAATTGTGTTATTAGTTGGTGAGTTATGATAAAGGTCATCAATTAAAACAACCTTATTCTCCCACTTCTTTAATGCGCCTTTAACATCTGCTTCAGGCTTTGGGTATAGATTGCGAATCAAATCCGAGAATTGCTTATCGGTAATTGATTGCTTGAATAATTCGTCCGCTTCCTTTTGAAATGCATCTGCGTATGCAAATGTTAATCCCAATGCTTGACGGGCTTGCACAATTCTACCTTCGGCAGTTTGTGTATGACGAATCTTGAATGATTGCTTAGCGCCCTTCATTGCAAGATTAAGAGTGTTTTGGCATACAACACGAACGGGTGTAATTGCTGCTTGAACCGCAACTGAACCGTCGTGAGATGTCCATACAATTAAATATAACTTAGTTTTATCGTTAATACCTTGTGGGTCTAATACGATCTCTCTAGGTATATCTAATGAGCCAAATACAACTTTGCCCTTTTTAATTGAGCCAGCAGATTCCCATTTAGCAGAATCGTTATCTAATACATTATCAGCAAATGCGAATAACTCTTCATTCTGAACAGTTTTGTATCGCTTGCCAACTACTGATAAAACATCAGTGCCTTGGTCAAATGGATTATCACGAATGACAAAGAAATTGTCTGATGTATTTCTCCATGTGTTTGGGATATGATCTGCAACATCTGACAAGCGGACATTCCAGTTATTCAACTTTGCTTCTTCAAGCATTGTTGCGGTAGTTACATTTTCATCTTGAGCGAAAATGCGATTTGCAAGATTATGCCAAGCAGGTGCACCACGCAATGCAAATGCTACTTGACCATCTTGCTCTTCGAGATTATGAGCCATTTTATCCTTTCGTTTGGTTGAATGCTTATTCTAACATACACGACTGACATTGTCTATCTTATTTGACATGAATTTGCGGGGGTTTTCCACAGGGTGCCGTAAGGCTGTGGATAAGTCCCCAGCTATTGAGGGCAGGGGAAATGGGCCAGGGGACTAGGCTGGCCCAAGTTTATTAGATTAAGTTATGAATCTCTTCTGGAAAGAATGCTGCGAATACTTTTTTGTTTTCTTGTGTATCAACAACATATGCTTTAACATTGCCTTGAAATTTTTTTAAATTACTTTTAACTAACTTAGTTAATGCATCACGATTATAACTATTTGCAGACCATAACGTTAGATCATGAGCTTTATTAGCATCATAGATTTCTACACGATACCGCATTGTGTTCCTTTGTTAGTAGGGATAGAAATTATAACATAGGGGGCTAGATTTTGTCTAGCCCCCATCTGTTATTTAGAGATAACGAGCAATAGCGTTATAGGTGCTTGTGCTAACTGTTTCCTCATCGGTCATTTTGAGAATACGAATAGCATTTTCCATTTCCTCTTTCATCTCACGATAAGTGTGCTGATGGATTTGCTCAAAATCTTTTACAGGCTCAGCAGGGAAATCGCCTTCCTTAACTGTTAAATCAAAATCAACATTAAGGGAGTTGTTCCAAGAACGATAGTTGGTGCGTAGGTTTTCAGCCTTTGAGAATTGACTAATAGCCCATTTCCCAATTTCCTTTTTCCAAGCATCTACTTTCTTTTGGAACTTTGCTTCGTTTTCATCTTGCTTTGTGTAATCAGCCTCTAGTTTGGCTAATCTTGTTTCTAAGGCTTTGATAACCTTAGCAGTAGGTATTTTTACCTGTATTGCTTTGCCTCTTGCCATTTGTGTTTCCTTTCGTTGGTTGGTTGTTGTTATGAGTATTATAGCAGGAGGGTCTGACGACCCTCCTGCCCTAAATTACTAGCCCAGTAGCGTTTTAGCGGATACTGAAGTCCAACGAGTTTCTTTCGTTGGCATTTCTAGTAGCACACGCACCGAGCCAGATGCCTGTGGGTGTATCTCTTTGATAACACCTGTTCTTTTTGACTTTAGGGTGGTGAATAAATCGCCAACCTGATAGAGTTTTCCTTCTATTGTCATTTTTGCCTCTTTTCTTTGTTAGGTGGTAAGTATAACATTGGGGTCTGACATTTGTCTAGCCCTATCTCACTATTTGAGAATCTTAGCGTGTGACCTTAGTCACTTTCTTGTAGCCAAGCGTGGAGGTGGTGTTGGTCTACGATAGCCGATGCAGGTGCGAATTTTTCTCCACGATAAAATACGCCTTCAGGCATTTCGATCAATTTGTTGTAGTCCTCATCCCAATAAGCGTCAATAGCCTCGATGCAAGGTTGCACCATAGATAGTGGAACGGGCGGGTAATGATTACCCTGTAAGTGATAAGCGATACCTTGTTCTAAATCGAACTCGCTTGCTAAATCTAGCGCAGTGTTATTTCCCATTGTTAGTTTCCTTCCGCAATAGTTACTTCAGCCCAAGTGTTATTTTCATTAGCAAGTGGTAATACATTAGACATACCAAGTGCGTGTAGTGTTGCTTCCTTGCACATTTGCTTTAGTGTTGTTTCGTCAAGCGCAATTAGCGCAGGCAATAAACTTGCAGGAATTTTATCCAAGTCAATAATTGCCTCGAATACTATTGTGTGTGGAACTTTCATTAGATTAGACATTTGCTACCTTTCGTTGGTTGATAAGAGTATTTTACACTATGCCACTGACATTACCTAATCCATCCTCGGCGTGTCGCAGCTTTTGTGATAATACTCACAATTTCAGGGGTTGTGGATAACTCTCGTAACCCTGTGGATAACCCCCTACATATAGGGGCCGAGCTGACAATTGTCAACTCGACACGCCGTTATTCTTTCTCCCAACGATAGGGCACATCATCTTTACCGTCATGATTATTATCAACCTTGGCACCACGCCACACGTACATGGCT